ATTTTTTTTGTAGTTCTGCTCTGATACTTCCAACTCGACATTAGCTTCCGCAAGTGCCTTACTGTACTGCTCTACAACATCTTTATATCCTGCAACTCTATAATATTCTTTCTGCGCTTCTATGGTCTTTAGAAGTTCTTCCTTTTGTGCTGTATATTTTCCAGTAGTCATATCAATCTGATTTGCTAATTCTGGACAAATATCAATAAGCTGTTGTGCTCTCGTTTTTAATGTTTCTTGATCTGCTGCTGTTAAGCTCGTCTTGTCTGCAAGTTCGAAATATGAATCTGCAAGCTGTTGAAGCTGATCTGCACTTGCTTCGGATTTAGATGTTAAATCCTTTGTAGTGTCAGCTAAATCTCTTAGATTTTGTGCGGCATCTTCCATTTTCTGGTTATTTGATCCTATTTCTTCCTCAAACTCCAAAAACTGATCTGCAATCTCTTTTTGCCAACTTTTATGGAAATTATATACAGCTAACCCTATTGCTGCGATCGCCGCTGCTATTGCTAAATAAGGATGCGCAACGACAGTAGCTGCAAAATTCAAAAGAGTATCTTTTATTGCCAAAATCTTTGTCTTAATATTGTCTAATGCTGATAACGTAATGGTTGATATTTTTATTGCTGCAATTACTCCAAGAATGGTTGCTTCTATTGGTGCAGCAGAAAATATACCAGACCATGTGCTTAGCCCAGCATTTATAGCTTTCCAAATTACCTGCGCAATTTTTCCACATATGCCAAGCCAATCTATATCAGACAGGAACTCTCCGATTTTCTTTCCAATCCTATACCAATTCACTCCATCAATAGCAGAAATCATTGCATCAAGCAAACCTTTCGCCCATGTATTCAATGTTCTTGCCAAAAGAGTAAACTTGAAAGTTTTGAAAAATTTATTAATCCCTGCTGCAATAGAATTTCCAAAATTCTTCCAGTTAAATCTCGTTCCAAAAGAATTTAAAAACTCCAATGTAGTATTCAATGCCCCTGCAATCGTTTTTCCGACATTCCCGAACAGTCTCGGATTAATAAGGCCATTAAGAAAGTCTGCTAAACCTTTACCGAAGTTTCTTGCCTTGGAATAAATCTTATCCCAGTTGATAGACTCCATAGCTTTTGATAAGGCATCACTGATGTATTTTCCAAGTTGTTTCAGATTTTTAATATCACTTTCGTAATTTTTGAAAATGGTATCAGTCTTGACGAGTTTACCGCCACTGGCACCACCGGATGCACCACCGCCGCCGGAACCGCCCGAACCTTTTTTGCCAGAACCATCATTTGTTGTAATCAGTTTCAATTCGTCAAACTGACGGATGCCCTTATTCATCTTGTCAATGTTCTTTGCCGCCTGTCCTGTGCTGTCCGCAACATCATCTGCACTCTCTGCCGCATCTGAAAAGTTATCTGCAAGTCCTGCGCCGGAATCCTCATATTTCCATCCGAAGATTGCGCCTAAAGCGTTTGTAACCTTTGTAACAAAGCTGATAACAACCAGTAAAACGGAATTGAGTGCTTTTACGAATGGTTTGAAAGCATTGATTAATGCCCCACCAATAACACTGCCAAGCTGTTCGAACGACTGTTTTAAAATTCTGATCTGGTTCGCCCACGAATCAGCAGTACGCGCAAAGTCTCCCTGTGCTGTCTGCGTATTGGCAAGGACGTACTGATACCGGAGCATTGTCTTTTCAGCCTGTGACATAGACTCGATATCAGAATCTAATCCCTGTTTCATCGCCCACTCTTTAAGGGTTGCCTGTGTAAGATCAAGACCGTAATCTCTTAATGGACGTGTCTGTCCGGTAAATATTGCAGCTAAATCCTGCGACACAACATCCTGATCTATGTTATACAGAGATGCCATATCAGCAGTTAATTTTGTTAAATTCAAAGACACATCAGCCATGGAATCAGACAAACCAATATAGCCATCTGTCTGCTTATTCAAAAACTCATTAGCTTTCTTTATCAAACTACTGTCAATTCCCATGGCTGTTCCCATTGCTTGGAATCGGCTTGCCGTCTGTTTCAATGTCAGTTCTGACATACCGAACTGACGTATAGAGTCCTGTGCAAAGTCATTGACTTTTTTTGACATGTCACCAAAAGTAACATCAACAACGTTCTGAACCTCTGTTAATGCGGATGATATGTCGATTGCATTTTTTATTCCTCTTATCGCTCCGTACAGACCAAGATAAATCCCCATAGAGGACAAAATCTGTCTTGTGAATGACTTGAGTCCGATCAATGCTTTTCCTGTGGATGTCTTAAATCCAAGGAAAGAACCGGAAAGACTACTGATGCTGGTATTTAATCCGGAAATTGCGCTGCCAGACCTGTTGGAAAGATTGCCAAGTGCCTGCGTCATCTGAATGATATTCGAAGATACATTTGGTGCTTTTGAAAGCGTCTCAAACAGGTATTTGAGATTGTCAGCAAGCAAAGGTATATTAGTTACCGCACGACCGCTTGCAACGCTTCCAAGCCTTGATATGGCTGTTACAAGGTTGCTCATATTGGTCATATCAAAATTCAATGCACCTATCTTGTTCATCTGGCGTACAAAGTTTTGTAACTGCGCAGATAAAGCCGGCAGATTCTTTGTCGCCTGTGTAGATGCCTTGCCACCAATTTTTGACAGTGCCGACACCATGCTTGTGAGTCCGCTTGTATCAACAGCTTTAACACTTGCTATTCCAGATGCAAGATCTCTCACAGCAGAAGATATTCCGTGGATAGAATTTGCATCAACACCAGAAAATTTATTGAGTGCCCGCACCATTGATGTGATTTCCGAAGATTTACCACCTTTGAACCCGGTAGCTGCATCGGAAATGCTTCTGATTCCGCTTGCAATATTTGAAAGTTTTGCAGTGTCAAACGATATGCTTTCCCGGAGCCTATTCATGCTGTTTACAAGGCTTTCTATGGAATTACTTGCTTTTGCAGAGTCAGCTTTGATTTTTATTTGTAATTCATCAATGTCTGCCATATATGCACCAACTTTCTATGCAAAATAAAAAGACGGTAGGCTGTGACACCTTACCGTCCTTGATCTACTCTTTTAATTTTTCTCTTGTAACCGGTCCGCATTTCTTATCTACTGTAATTCCGACTTTTTTCTGGAATGTTCCAATACCGGTCGCCGTATCATTTCCAAGAATACCGTCCACATTACTGTTTCCCTTTTTATCTTTTTCATCTAGGCATCCGTGATAAATAAGCTCCGTCTGAAGCCATCTCACATCATCCCCTCTCATGCAAGGGAATTTTTTCTTTAAAATCCTTACAGGTTCCGGGTATGGGTTTAAATGATCTTTTACATTTTTTCTAGGGTTTCCGCTTGTCACAATCGCTGTATGACCTTTGGTTTTTGTGACAAGAACATCTCCATTGTAAAGAACCATTCCTGCCGCATAACCTCCAATGTCATCAAACATGCCACTAGAAAGAAGTACAGATTTTTCATTTGCTGTGGTGAAATTTCCAACATCTTTTCCAGTTGCATGAATAATGCATGCACGTACCGTTGTGCCGCAATCTGCTTCTGTTTTTACTTTTGAATTAATACCATATTTGACAATTCCAAGCCGGTGTCCCTGACAGTAGCCAATATTATCATTATTGCACGCTGTAATCATTGATTCTGCCAGTTTATCCGCCATATCTTTTGTTTTTGGTCTTAACACATACCATCCTTTTTTATGAACATAAAAGTTTTGCATACTTACTTCTGTTCCGGTCTGATCTCCCGGTCTCCCACCGGTCAATTTCCCATTTTCATCATGTCTTGCAGATCCAATTCTCATATTTATACCTCCAAGTTCTTTTCTGGTTTTGGGTGGCTCAACTCATAGTTTGACTGCATGACTTTAAGTTTTGCCACAAATAGCTCTCTCTGTTTCTTTATTTCTTCTTCCGTCATTTCTGAATCATCTTTCCCTTGTTGCTCATTAATTGGTTTTTTAATATACTTTGATTTTGCTTTTCGTCCGGCAAGGCAATGTTCTACTGCCACCGATACCGCAGACAATCCGTATGTCCCAAACCACATCCACATCTCATTGTCTCTTTGCTTTTTATCTAAGTTGTAAGCATCCGCATAAGGCTGTAAATCAGCCGGGCAGGACGTGTCTATGTCACGCACGGTAAATCCATACCCTTTTGTAACTAAAAGCCAGAATGGGCGGATTTCCGCACAATATGTTCCCCATGTAAGTTCTCTCTGTTCTTCTACTTTTTCCTCGGAGTTTTCTTCTCCGCTTCTTTCTGATCTGCTTTGAGCAGTTTTGATAAAAAACCGTTTTCAAGCAGCTCCGCTAAAAGTGCATTGTAAAGTACCTGAACATCTGCATCTTCTCCGTCAAAGTAATCATCCAGCATGGCATATACTTTTCCAAGCTGCTGTTCCTTTTCTCCCTCATTGTCCGGATTGTATCCAAGTTCCTCTTTGTGAAACTTCTGCGCGCCTACAAGGATTAACTCTGGAAGAAATAAAAGGATTTCGTCAACCGCTTCGATATCTTCCATCTGGTCTAATTTTGCTACTTTCTTGATAATTCCGCTTTTCACGGTTGCTTCATATCCAAACTTGATCTGTAATTCTTTCTCGCCAAATTTTAATTTTGTCATTTTCTTTCCCTTTCTCCCTCTCATATAGGGAAAGGGCAGTCCGAAGACCGCCCTGTTCTTTTAAATTGTTTCTTCAAGCTCTGGCTCGGTTGTCTGGTTATCGTCAGCCGATCCAACCGAACTATTCGACTGACGTGTTATTCCCCCGGTGTAAAAGCTACAGCGGTGTCCATGCCCTTGTATTCTTCAATGGTAAGATTCATTTCAACCGTCAAAAGTTCGTTCTGACCAATCTCCGGCTGTGGAATCTGCTCTGGCGGCTGAGCCACAACAAAAAACGCGTCGGTAAATCCCGGGATAATAGTTTCAAACCACATTCTTTTCCCGCCGGAAAGCGCCTTATACGCCGTGATAAGTGCTTCCCACTCTTCCTTTGTGGCATCCGTAAGGTTTACCGTGATAGGGAAAGAGCCACCGGTATCTGCGCGACCCTTTACATATCTGGTAATAGCATCTTCTAATGCAGATGCGTCAATCTGTTCCGGCTCAATGTTAATACCGCCGATTGCGTTAATTCTTGTAAGCTGTTTAAACGATGTAGGCTTTGTTCCGGCTGTCGCTTCTGTGCCATAGCCAAACGTAATTCCTAACGTAGACAATCCTGCTTCTGCCATTTTTACCTCTCTTTCTACCGCCAAATAATGCGGTTATCGGGCGCATCTTTTTGCACCCGGTGCATAAAAAATAGAGCCTTTCGGCTCTTTTACATCAATCTGTCGTTGGCTCCGATTATCCGCCGGAACCTTGCAACGCTTCTAAATTTTTTTTCACTGTCATTTTTAAACTCCGGCATTGCTGTAATTTGAAATCGCATCTGTTTAAAGGCATCAGCTAAAATAGCCATAATCCCTTTTGCATCGCTCTGCTTTGTGTTTGTAATGACGTCAACCTGTATTGTTTCCTGCACCGCATTTACGGATGTGCCCTCTAAATCTGCCCCACGTTCAAGCCCCGGCATCTCATGGATGTAAATAGTCGGGAAAACAGGGTCTTTATCAAGGTTCTTTTCAACCGTTGTAAATGCAGTGTCAAAATTCATGCTTTTGTATTTTTTCTTGAGTTTTGGTTTGGCTATCGTTGCAACATTGGAGAAAATGTTTGTTTCAAGGTCAAATACCCACTGGTTGCCTGCCATTATCCAAACACCTCCTTCGCTGTCTGTGTAACAATCTGACGCAACTCATTTGCGGTCAGATACATAAATGGTCGGCTTGGCATTCCCTCTGTAAACCACCAATCGCCATTGTCGTCCTGATAAAACCATCCATATCTTCCATCTGAAATCTGATGTATAGTTTTTCCACTTGCGTACTGCCACGAAACACCCTCCGGCAGTTTCCCATGATAAGGACTTTGCTGTCCCACAATTCCGGTTCCAAACTCAACAAATGCGGCATGGTCTGTACCGGCTATTACCGCCCATATCCCGCCGCCCTTAGTGCTTCCTTCGTATTCCACGTGAACACTTGAAATCAGTTCCGATGTGAATATTGCGTCAAGGTCAGCAATTTGCACTCTGGCAATCTCTACGCCCTTTTCCGCGAGTTTTTCTGCCAATAGCTGACATTTATATGTTAAGCTGTTTTGATAGGCTCTAAGCTCTTGTATTGCATTCTGAATAGACTTTTCAGACAGGCTCATTGTGATTACTTTCTTCCCCATGCCGCACCTACTTCACATTTTTTTGCAATAAGAACAAATCAACCGTCAATCCCTCGTCTGCAACACCTTTTACGATGTAATCAGCCGAATTTTCGTCAACGATTGTATTCTCTTCATCTTTGTACCTTACATCTGACCGTTTCCATACCAAAGAACCGACGTTCAATGGAAGTTTCCCTTTGTCCTCGACAATTTGAACAAAGTTTGTGGAATTGTCAACGCCAAACTCTTTTATAAGTGCTTCACTCAACTTATTGCTGATTGAAGAATAAAAAACCACAGGCTTCTCATAACCTGTGGTATACTCTCCGGTTGTTTTCGGTATTTTGTTTCCATCTTTATCGAGGTAATAAATTACATTTCCATCAGAGTCGGTATATGACGAATATTCGATGTTTCCATCCTCGTCCGTCACATACACCGGAACCTTTCCGCTCTGTAGCGAATAATTCATTTTTTGCTTGTTAATTTCAAGCATTTCACTTCACATCCTTGCCGAACCGCGTCCACAGTTCAGAAAGCTTTTCCCAGCCATACATCGCGACAAACGCAACAATAAATCCTGCAATAATAGCTGCCAAAATCATATACCATAAAATTGATGTCTGGATGTACTGCATGTATGCCACAAACGCAGCGACCGTGATACCGATGGAAAGAACAAATACCAAGATGTCCGTCGGAACCTTAGAAAATACGCCTACACCTTTGATTACCTGTGTTACCACAGACACAACAAATGCCAGCGTACCAATAATCGCCAGAATAATTGTCATGTTAGCAATTACCGACTGTATAATATCCATGATTAAACCTCCTTTTCATCATTAAGACGGGTTTCTATTCCGTCAATTCTGTGATGAGCCGATTTCACACTTTCCTCCACCTTTATGATCCTGTTGTCATGAGAATTGATTTCTTTTCGCATCTCTGAAACTTCATTTTTGATCTCGGTCGTGTTGTTTGAAATGGCATCCAACTTCATGTTAATGCGTGTGTTCTCCCTCACGCGTTCTTCAAGATCCGTGTTGTCTGTCCTTTTGTTGCTCTTCAAGCCCATAAAGACGGAAAAACCAAGCGACAGCACGCTTATAATGATTGCTGTTGATATTTCAATCGTCAAATCATATACCGCCTTTCATTTTTATGGCACACCGCCCACCACCGCTCAATGTGTGCCGCCTGCTACGTTTTGCCGACGTCGGCAAAACGTAACGCACAATCTTCTAACCAGATGGAATCCCATACGGTTATAATGCTTTTACAAACGGAAATACTCCAACAAACAAGCTTTCCCTGTCTTTCCAGCTACGGCTTACGCCGTTTTCTGAATAACTTGCCATATAGGCTTCTCCTGCCTGTGAATGGTCGTACAAGGCTAAATTGACGATTACATCCTCAAACTGTTTCAAGTCTTCGGATATTTTTTCATCCGTGTAGCTTTCCGGGTAATTCCGCTTGCTTACCACTTCATTTCTTGCCTGCTTGATAAGCTGTTCGATGTAAGGATTATCTTCTTTCTGGTCGAACACGACAACATCAGAAGTAACACCATCTTCATCCGTAACGGTTTCAATATGAAATTGTTTCAGTCTGATTTTGACCTGCTCTAATGTTGTATATTCGTCCATTCTTCCCTACCTATAATCCGAACTGCTCGATCAAAATGCGTTTCAGTTCCGCTCCACTGATTTCTTCTGCACCCTCGATCCCATGTTCAGCGGCAAGTGCCTGTAAATCAGCAGTGCTCATTCTGTTAATCTCTGTCTTGGTGTACCCGCCGGAAGATTTCTCTCCCGAAACAATGTCCGGGATTTCATCTCCTGCTTTGTACCATTTTCCATTGCGCTTTACCGTGTATTCAGCAATCATACCGCACCTCCTACGCAACTTTCATGACAACAACGCTGTCCATGCCCTCAAAAGTAGGCAATCCGATCATTGACACAACGCAATGAGTGTTGATCGGATGATTTGTTGCGTATGTATACACCGAAATACCGGTTTCTACAATAGAAAGGTTTCCGTCTGTTAAACTTCCGCTTCTCTCTTCCGGTGTCTTTCCAAAGACATAATCTCCAAGGTACACGCCGGATGCCTGCGCTGAAATAACTCCTGTAGGAATAAAATATTTGGTGGCACCGTCTGCCGGGTCGATGTAAAGTTTGTCGTAAACTTCAATCTCGATGCCGTATCCTCTAAGATACTCTGTAACCTGCCCCTGCTGTAAACGAATACCTCCATTGTAAGCAGTAATTCCAAGCACCTGTTTCTTTGTGTCTTCTGCCTTAAGAACCATCTCCCACGTTTCTGTATTCATGCTAAAACGTGCAAGGGAATATCCGGTTTTCTTTGCAAACTCACGTTTAATCTCGATAAGGTCATCAAGTGGCGTTGCTGTTTCTGGTGCAGACCATTTATCAGTATCGCTTCCGGAAATATCCTTGTAATGATCTCTCTTGTGCGCCACTCCATTGTCCGAAGTATAATCAACATAGAAGCTCTTGCCACCAATTGTTACCTGTACTCTTGGAATACCATCAGATGGTGCTAATAACTGCCAAATCTGGCGTTCCGGCACTACTCTTGCTCCTTCAATAAGCATCATCGGTTTTTTGCTGATTTCTCTAAGCACCTGGTTTGCCATGTTGGAATTTTCTGCCGACTGGTAATTTGCATACTCCTGCTCTTCACGCTCTGTTACCATGTAAGATTCACGGTAGAACGGCATCTCGTTCTGAATGTCAGAAAATCCACCGACGTCTCTTAGCTCTGCCTGTGCATCAAAATTGGATGCCTTTAATGATACCGGAAGACCGTTTTTCCCTTTGATAAATCTAAGTTTAAGGCTGTCCTGTTTTCTGGTTCTAAATTTCTGTCTACCTAAGTAAGGCGCAGAACCAAGCGTTTTTTCATAATTATTCCACATAACCCCAAGACTTCTTGCGGTAAATGCTTCTGCTAATGGTAATGCCATTCTCTAATACCTCCATTTCTTAATCAAAAAAAGTGACACGCGGTGTTGCTGCTTTTGCAGTTGCTTCTACGGTCACTCCATTTGCCGTTACCTTTGCGCTGTCAATAGAACCCTGATATACATAAGTTCCAGGCGCATCTCCCATTGTTACGTCAACATCTTCCAGAAGATACCCTTTGCAAGATTCGTCATTGCTTGGGAACGGTGTCCCTGCCTTTGCAATCTTCTTTCCGTTTGCATCGGCACTTGTTACCATTGTCTGCGGAACGATGCACGCCGCACCCTCATAAGGAAAGAATTTTAAAATTCCTTTACTCTGTGTAAAGTCTCTTTCAATTGGTTTTCCCATAATTTACCTCCTATAAAACATAATAGTCTTTGGCTTCTGCATTTTTTGCCGGTTCGCCAAAGCTGATACTTTCGGCATTTTCAACATCTGCCGTTTTTTTATTCTCTCCACCTGCAGTACCGCCGCCCGGATTTTCAGAATTATTTGCAATCTCCTGTTCCTTTGCCTGCGCTGCCGCGGTTTCCTTTTCGGCTGTAATCTTTCCAAGAGCGTCATAATCAAGGCTTCCATTATCCTTGACAACGGATTTTGCCTGCTCTGCATTGATTTTTAACTTTTCCATCAATGCTTCGCGCTGGTCTCTGATAGCGTTTTTCTTCTGCATATCTGCAATCTGCTGATTTGCTGTCTCTAACGCCTTGTTTGCTTTTTCAAGTTCCGTGAGGTTTCCTGCTTCCATTTCATCCAGCTTTTTCTGCAACTCATCTGCGCTGTCTGCCTTTGCCTTAAGCTCTGCTGCTTTTGCCTGTTCTCTCTGTACGGCACTGCCGTAATCAGCAATGATTTTTTCAACATTTTCCTCACTGATACCCATTGCAATTAACTCTTCTCTTTTCATTGATTACCTCCGATATGTCTTTACGAATTTTTGCGGTGCAACGACACCGAATGACACTGTTGTTTTTTACGCTCACAACTTTGCGAATTTTTATAAAATAAAAACAGCCGCCGATTACTCGGTAGCTGTCTTATTTTGCTGTTTATTTAATTGATTTACAATTTCCTGTGCTTTTTGTTCCTGCTCTTCTGCATCATCAATGGTTTTCCACAACGCATCTATATATGGCTTAGACAAGAGGAATGTCTTTTCAGCATCTCCCCAAAGCCCCACCGTTTTAATGGCAATAAGAGGATGTATGCCGCACTCTAAAAGCTGATATAGTGTTTGCGACTTTGTATACATATTGTCTTGCGGGCTATGATTGATTTGCACATCAAAATCCCTCATTGACAATTTCAAATCATTGTCCTTAACGCGTATTACATTTAAGACAACTTTTGCAAGTCTCTTCTCTGCCGATTTCACAATTGGGTCTTTTAATTTTGCTCTTGTCTTTGAAAAATCCCATCCAGCCCTTAATGATACTGCTCCTTGTGTATCTCCTCCAGAGTTTTGGGACTCTCTGTTTGGTATTGCTAATATTGCCAAGGCATTGTCCCACAAATCATCTTTTGCCACCTGACACTGGCTCTGATTTAGTTCCTGCGTCATAATCTCAACATCGGCTTTGTTATCCTTGTTATTGGACTTTACCGTCAAAGCATGGCTCATTTTCATCTCTTCAAACGTTTTTTGGTCGATTTCACAGTTCACAAACTTAACCCAGTACTGAACAAACTGCTCAATTCCATCCATTCTGTTTGACTGCATATTGTTTATGGCATCCAAAATACCTATGACAAGCTCAATATCAGAAATTCTCTCATGATTATTTGGAAACTCAACAATAGGTATACTTCCAAATGCATGCAATTTCCATTCAGAAACTACTCCGTTTTGAAGTTTACATGAATAGTTGTCCGTATAGCACAGTTTGTACCATCTTCCATCTTCGTCTTTAAGCTCCTGCACCGCAACCACCGGTTCTTCCGTGCTCCGATTATAAATAACACACGTATTCATTGGAGTAGGCGCAACAATTTGAAATGGTATTTCTCCATTTGCAAATCTTACCGCCTTAAAAGATGTTCCGGTTGCTGACTGCCACTCTCCTGCTTTAATGTCTTTTTCCTGTTTATTCGCATCCACAAGATAGTCATTCAGCGCATCCACTGCCCGATTAATTTCATCATCATCTTTTCGACTGATAAACTGTATTGGCTCGCCATATGTCTGTCCTACTTTGAACTGAACAATCTCATACGCATGATTTTCTACTATTTTGTTTGTAATATCAGCATTTTGTACCTTTAATCGGTATAAAATCGGCTGATCTCCTTTGTAATACCGCCATAGGTATTCTATGATGGTTTTGTTGTAATAATAATTTCCGATGCAGTCTCCAACCACCTTGACAATATTGTCTTTTGTGATAGTTTCAACATCAGTATATAAAATTTTTCGCCCATAACATCCCTTAACAAGGTCTTGGAGAGATTTATTATTCATAATTGGCTCCTAAATAAACGTCATCCCACTGGATGTTGACCGGATTGTAAGAGATTTTAATTTCGTCTTTCCATTCTCCGGATAAAAAACAACTTTCTTGTGGCATTTCCTACATTCCACAGAAATGTTCATTGTTGAACGCCCATCGTGTGTGGCAACTTTTCTTCCGCAACGCGGGCAATATATTGTTTTTGGTGTATATACCATAAAATCCTCTTTTCTTTTCAAAAGAAAAAGCACCGGAGATTTCTCTTCGATGCTCTTTCAATGGGGGATGGTAAAGTGTTCAACTATTTGTTGACTTCTTCGATTATAACTATATCAGAAAAAAACCGGACATATCGGACAACTTTACTCTTTCATAAATCTATCGAACGCTTTTCTCACGCTGTCTTCTGTGTTATTGCCTCCTATTTGGTCGGCAACCTTATTCCAAGATTGATTTTCTAAAAATCTAAGGTTAATTATTCTTCTAATTCTGCTATCTTTTATATTTGCAATAAACTCTTCTACTTCATTTGTTTTTTCAAGAAGTTCGTTTTCCAAAATTTCGAGGGTGGTTTTTCTGGAATATAACAAGGTTTTTTTGTGCCTATATTCTGGCAATGGTATTCCTTCTATTTTAAAATGTTGGTTTCCACCATTTCCGCCAGAAACGCTATCAATAACCGTTCCTTCCTGTTCAATTTTTTCTATGTATTTTTCAAGCTTTTCAATTTTATTCCTTACTTCTTTTACTTCTTCTCTTAAATCTAAGTATTGATTTAAAATATCTTTGTTTACCATATCAATACCTCCTAAACGGATTTACTGCCGCTTCTACTTTGGCTACGTTATTTCCATTTGTCACTCTAAGCGCAAAGTTTGAAAATACATCCGGCACATCATCCAACTGCTTTTTACCGGACACTGAATATCTCTTGAGAAGAGACATCATTACTCCATATGGATCATTTGGCTTATATAATGATGGGTCTTTAAATATAACGTGCTGCAATATCCAGTTAGAGCACTGGAAAATCCTTGCTTCCTTGTTTGTCTCCGTCGGTGTGTCAGTAATGTTACATATCCATCCTTTTTTTTCGACACGCTTGTTTACTTCCATTGCGACACGGTCTCCTCCGGCGTTTCTCTCAAATTCACATTCCTGCACTTTGTTGTTTGTCAAAACATTTGCTGCATTTTCATACTGCATCTCATAATCTGCCGTGTTATCGCAAACACAATCCACGCAGTAGTAATCCTCTCCGTATTTTTGCAATACCGGCAAAACAAAGTAATCCGTTCCTTTTCCCTTTGTATCGCATTGACCGGTTACAATTTCTGGCTTTCCATGCGGCAAATTAAGATACCGGCGTATTTTATCTTCCGGAAACAGCAATCCCTCTCGCTCAATCGGCTCCTGTTTGTAGAGACAGCGATATGATATGTCGTCCATCAATAATTGCTGGTCTTCAAAAAATTCTTTCGTAAACCCAGAAAATTCATAGTCAAAGTTACTTTCTCCGGTAACTGGGTCTACATCCGGTACCGCAATAACCTTTACTCTCGGATTACCCTCGTACATATTTTGTATGCGCCCTATGACGTCGTGTACGCTCCATCTTGTGGCAATATGTATTTCCTTGCAGTTCTTACCGTCCGTGTCCTGTATCTTTCTCTGTCTGGCATCTACAGCGTATTTATCCCACAATTTATCAAGGATAATGGGATTCATTGCTTCTTCAATGCCGCCGATCATATCGTCAACCAGTAAAAACTTAGAAGCCCTTACTTTACCTGCATTCTTACTACCAACAGACGTACATTGTACGGATGGAAACGATTTGTACTTCCCGACATTAAACTGCTCCATCTTCGCATTTGTGCTTGTCACTGAAAGATCCGGGAAAATTTCATTCCATGTATATTCTTCCGTATTTGTAACAATATCGTACACACCGTCATAGTACATTCTGGTGATATCTCCACTGTGTGAATAAAAAAGGCTGAAATCTCTAGGGAACCATCCGGCAACAAGCGCGTGAAACATTTTTTCAACCGTTGTTTTACCCGCACCTGGGACAAGTGATACGCACAGGATGTCATATCTATCATCAATCATGCCTTGTAAAGCCTGTGTAAGACCTATTTTGAGAAATTGCTTTCTTCTTGGCATGTAAAACCGCTCTTTAGGCTCTCTTTTCTTTTCCAAATACTGGAAAGCACTATCTACAACTTTGTTTTGCGCTTCCAAAAGCAAAATTCCGTAATATTTGTCCAGAATTTCATAAGATACCTTGTTTTGGAATGAATATTTCTCTAAATCCCATGGTGTGCCGCCGGTGGATTGAAAAATAAACTGTTCTTCCAGTTGTTTCGCTCTTGCAGAAACGTTTAATCCATACTCAACATCCTTTTCTGTCAGAATGGCTACCCTTGCCGCTTCTACCATGGCATCCATGACCTGTTCATCAACGCCATGCACCTGTATGTAATTTTCATATCCATTTACTGTGGAAATTAGGCTTGAACTTGCCAAAAGAAAAGCACCTCCGCAAAAAAGCAGAAGTGCCTTAAGACCTCTGCCAATAATTTTTGTTGGTTAGCGACTAACTCCATTTGTTAGCCGGTAATATATTTATTCGCATTCTGAAAGTCTGTCTTCTACAAATTGTTCTAATACGCTAAAGCCTTTTGGCTTTTCAATTCCTTTTCTTGCAAGTTCTGCAACTATTGTTTCCATTTCTTCTTTTACTCCTTGATAAGCAATTTTCATTCCGGATTTCATTTCGTCCATTTGTTTTCCTTTCCGCTGATAATCAGCAATCGTTTATTTTAATTCGTCTGCTGTAACTATATGCAAAATTCCATAATTTCCTTTATCAAAACTGTCTCTTGCACTTTCGTGACATCTTGTGCGTAGTACATTTAATGCACTTTTAATATTGCTATTGCAAATAGCCTTAGCAATGTCAGAAAATGGTTGTGGGTTGTCTAGTCTTGAATTAGCTTCTGCTATAGAGCAATGCTTATATTGTATTATTGCGTCCATCGCCCAATCTCTTGTGAGATTAACGCCTAAAAATCTATCTGTAACTGCATTCCATATAGCATACAGATTGTCTACATCATCTTGCAATGCAACTATTAACATAATCTCACTCCTTGTTTAATTCATCCGCATATCTTGTCATTTCAATCTGTGTTCCATTTTCGTCCCTTGTGCCGACAGTTACCTGCTAGTTGGTAGCTATCCAACCACATGGGGAAGAGAGGAATTGAACCTCCAGTGTTTACCACTTGGGAACTGATTTACAGTCAGCCGCAACACCGCCAATCGTTGCCGCTTCCCCAAAATGCTCGGACACCTCACTCCATATCTCTGTACGCGACCGCGCTACGCATACAGTATCAGATCAGCTCGGCACCATCAGAACGGAAGGATTTGAACCTTCAATCCGGCTCTCGTTGTTGTTTTCCGTGTACACGCCACTTTTACCAATTAAGCTACGTTCCGAAACCGCCATCAGACGGTTAGCAATAATGTTTTTCGTGCCATGCGTTGCACTAGGCATACAAAATGCCGATTACAGCCAAACCATAGAGCGCCTGCAAGCAAACAGCATAATTTGACCGCTTAGACAGGCAAGGATTCGAACCTTGCATTATTGGTTTCAGAAAAGGTGTGGTTGCTGACTACGGATGATCGCCCGTCTGCCACTTGGCAACACTCTTACCGATAGGTTTCTTTACCTGCAATACCCATTCTGCCACTGCCTAACTATATGGGGGAATTATATCTTTGACAGCTCAGGCACCGTGGGATAGGCACCCGAACTATCAAGTCTGACTGCTATATGGATTGCTTGTCAGCAAATTACGGAACGATCATCATTCATCACCATATAGTCTTACGCCTAATGCCGCGCTCCGCGGCAAATACCACCGGACGGTCTCGCACCGCCCTTAACAGAATCGTCCTAGTGGCGAAAGGATGTGTCATGAAAAACACCAAGAAGGAGAATTTACGGAATGGATCGTTAAACCCATTCCTCCATCGGAACGGCAGGAATCGGACCTGCGACCGCTCGGATATAAGCCGAGTGTTCTACCATCTGCGCTACGTTCCGTCACAGCGCGCATAGCGCGCCGTTTATGATAGTATTTTTGATCTTTTTATTTTACCGACGTCCACTAACACCGAATAATTGCTTGCGCCGAGTTTTTTTGCAAAAACCGAATGCTAGTGGACTTAAGCTATACTGGATGCTCCGACTTCTCACTCTGGTGCTCTGCGTCGCTATCCAGATTGAGTAAATCTCCGGTGCTGTCCGGTTCCTTTGATTTTGTTATATGTATTCTTTCCTCTGCACAAATGATAGGCAGCTGAAAGCAAATACCAAATATTGGACTATAAAACATTCTGTTACCTCCACATCAGAAACATGTTCAGCAACAGCAACATCACAAGTACCCATAATGCAATTGCTGTTTCTTTGTCTTTGGATTCTCTGCCAGATACAAATAGTATCAGCATAAAAATAACATCCAGCGTCGATATAATCGTTTTAATAATTACCATGGTTGTTTTCCTCTCACAAGTTTCTTTAGCAGGATTCGAACCTGCGAATACTGGAATCAAAATCCAGTGCCTTACCGCTTGGCGATAGCGCTATATTAACACTACTTTTCCGGCATGTAATAGACCATGTTATCAAATACAGTTATTCCCATACAAGGATCATTCATCTCAACGCATCTGATCGATATGTTTTTAGATACTGCAAACATTTCGGCCACCTGTTGTTTATCCATGTTTGTGCTAATAACTTGAAAAGCCGAAAATGCCTTGTGCATATCAGAGAATACTTCTTTTTCTCTACCTAAATTTGCATACGTCCCAATGGTAAACGTTTTTCCATCAACCATAGCAGTTATCATTCCATGATTTGCTGTGAATACCGCTCGGTCAAAATCAAGCGAAACGTCTTTGCTTTGTGATACTACTCTCATACTTTTCCATCCAATCTCTTTTTGTTTTTGAGGATATTTAAAGGACTTAGTAGTGCTGATTTCTCAACCTATCAAACCCCCTCCCCCTCCATGCAGAATCATGCTTTGAACATTGATAAATTGTTTGAATTGTTCGTTCAATTCCATTCGTATTTTACAACTATTCGCAAAACCCTTGTTTTGCGTAATGTATCAACGATTTAATGCGCCTTAAGGCCATTAAACACTGGGCTTTAAATTGTTTGAATTGTCTATTGCGTTTTTCTAGCTTTTTTCAACCAGAATTGTCGGAGTTGTTCGGCAATCCTATACAATTATTAGCCCCAAGACGTGGCAGTTCTTCGGCTGTCAACGCTCTTACTCTGGATCCCTGATCTCTAACGCCCGGCATATTGAAGCCGCAGTACTTATTCAGTGACGGCATGTAATTCATGGGGTTTCCTTTGCCGGAAACCTGCAAACCTACCAAACTTTCCTCACGCATTTCGTCAATTTTTTTGCAAATGTCGGAGCCTGAAGAGCCTAGCTGCACGCCGTTAACCCATCCGTTTAACGTGTCTCTGTGTATTCCGGTAAAGAATGTAAACCCAACAATATTCACTACTTTCTCGTAGTCATTACACAGGTCTATATATATATCTAATACCTCGTTAACCTTATTTGTATCATAGGCATTATTAATATTATTATCATCCTTTAAGTACTTTGGATTAACTTTAAATACATTCTCATAGACATATTTACAGCAGTTATACCATCTATTCTGTGATATTTTGCATAAATCCTCTATATTCCTCTCTTCCATCCAGAGATTTATATACATGTCAATATCACTTTTAAAAACATCAACGGTATTATTATTTATTTCCTGATTTTCAACTGCTGACATGTTATATATCTCCTCTCTCCAGTAGTGGAATACTTAAAATAAAAAATGCAACTGATACAATCAGATCATGATGATCTCGACTGTACCGGCTGCATGAAGTCCATTTCTTTCGGGACCTCGACAAATCTATTTAACTCTGCCCGTTGCCCGAATGCATTTTTAATTTAATAAAACAATATCATTCTATCATTTTCTTGTCAAGATATATTTTAAAATTAAATTTTAAGCCTGTATATTATATATTATTTATATAAATATACTGCTTTGTTTATAATATATATTTTTAATATTACAAGAGAGAATATAATCTTTCTCTAACTCTAGTGTCTTACTCTACGTTGCAAAAATGTTGCAATTTGTTGCAGAGGTGTTGCATTGCAACAAAACTAATACTATTCTATCATTTTACCTTGTCCGTAATAAAATTATTATACTTGAAATTTCGTGAAAATCTAACAAAGAATTTCTACGTTTTGCACAAAAAAGACGGCTGTATTTCAAGCCGCCTAAATCTTATTATTCAACCTCAAATCCTATAAGCTGCCACTGATCCGGTTCTCCATCCTCGTCGTATGAAGTCGGTTCCTGAACCTCTTTTACTCTAAAACCTGGTGTGTTTTTATCCAGTGCCGTGCCTGTGCTGTCACACTTCCATGCTTCCATTGTCTCGCCGTTACTGGTATCGTGATCTACTGCGATCATTCCTAACTCTTCAACCTTGAAAATTTCTACTGCAAAATGTCCTTCCATCTGTCCTAATTCATTTAAAATCTTTAACATAGCGTTTTCCTCTTTTCTTTCTTCTCTGGATGTGCTATATTCAAATAGCACACATTTCACTTGGTATGGTTTTTGTGTGTCGGGCTGGATTTTCTCCAGCCTTTTCTTTTAATTGTCTTCAATTCCTTTTTGAGTATCATCGATCAGCTGATCGACCATCTTTTCCGCTTTTTCTCGCTCATTTTTCTCCTTTCCGGCTTTCGCCTATTGCCTTTCGACAATATTATAATAACATTAAAATATAATTTTGTCAACACTAATTTTAGTGTTTTAAAAAAATCTTATTTTTTCTTCATCAGTCGGAACGATTTCCAATACATCCGACGGCTGACATCTTAAAATAATGCAGATCGTGTTAAGCGTGTCTGTAGTGATTCCCTTCCCTTTTCTCAAATTCTGCATAGTCGCTTCACTCATTATCTTCTCTTTTCTCATCCGAGTAGAAGTGTATCCGTGTTTTGAAAGTTCTTTTAATACATCTATTTTATAATTAAACATTTTTTCACCTCACATTTTTTATTTACTACATTATATATAGAATCACTCTAAAAATCAACATGAAAATATTTTACAAGAACACTCTTTTTAGTGTTGACATGCACTAATATTAGTGTTATTATAATCTCAACAGGAAAACAAAGAACGGAGGTAAGCAAGATGACTGATAAAAAAATAAAGGATTTTACAAAAGGAATTGAAGAGATTGCAAAACTTCATCCAGCAGATCGAAAAAAGGTTTTTCAAATGGTTGCCGATCGAAACGGTGCCGCCGCTGCTGGATACATTGTGAATCCCTCGCAAAACTCTATCCGTGCCGCCTTTGCCCGCACTCTTCCATTTGTGCATACAGCGATCACACCACCCTTACTGTACCCGGCAAAACAAAGATCATAATTGTCTTTGTCCGGGATGCCTACGGACGGTATAACACGGATCCCGTTCAGCAGCATATAATGTGCAAGCGCATGGTTCCGGTACACGTTATATAGATTCAAAGCAAACGGCATACCACAATCGCCTGTAGCAATACTAAAATCCGGCATACAGACCGAATGGAAACACTTCAAGTGTTCCATGTATTTATCCGGGTTATTCCACAGTCTTTGAAACTTTGAATCGTCAATATAAAAATTCACATTTAATTTTCTATGCCCTTTTATCTTTTGTGAAAAGCTCTCTCCAAAATCTATGGAGTCCTCCGGCAAATAATCCAAGCTGCATGCCGGGACAATCGGGATCTGATATTTTTCATCAAGCTCCGCTCCATAGATCATATATTCTTTCATAACATCAAAAGATGTATGACATCCATTGTACAATACTATCACCCCAAAAACATTTTACCATTTTTCTTCTTGACAAACAACTTCTTTTGTGAAAAGCAAAGAACGTGCGGCGTAATCACTTCTGCTTAGTTCATTTATCAGCTTTTCCCTTGTCATTTCCGGGTTTGTTCTGTGAATATACCGCAGCAATTCATCTATTTTGTCCACTATGCTGCCCTCCAATCAATGTTTGACATCAGATCATCCAAAAGATAGATCAAATCAGTACCGTACAGGCTGATCCAGTCCGCAAGATACTCTTCCTGCTCAATCGGCATATGAATGTTATAGGAAAAGCAAAAACAATGACATAACTCATGAGCCAGTATTTTGCGCAAATAGCCATTTTTCGGTTTATCTGAAACATATATTATCCTATCATTCCAATCTGTCACAGCAAGGCTGGTAGAGCCATCAGAGCGCATCAGTTTACTGCTTGCGCCACGGACAAATTCTATTTTCCATTCAATACCATTTATCACAAACATATTTACCTCCAAAAAAAGAAACCACCAGCCAAATATCAGCCAGTGATTTCTAAATTTAAAGTTATTCTTCTTGCTCTTCAATCAACAAATAATTAATGTACCTTGTTGCTGTTCCAGCAAGTTCTTTGCTGTAGTCTAGCAAGTCCATCTTGTACTCCGGTTTATGCCCATATGTGACTGTATAGAACTTTTCCACAAGTTCTAAGTTATGTAAGTCAGACAATTCCACAAGAATTTTGTGATATAAAAATTTTCTCGTCCATCCGAACCGGTCACAGATAATTTTGAGTTTCCAGTTATTTTTATTAAACCATTTACCACTCTCTATCTTTTTTACGATGCTCCAGTGTGAAAACGGGTCTTTATCCGGAATTTCAGCCTGCGGATTTTTCAGAGCCTGTTCCATGTCGTGAAAGCGATTGATGTATTGAGCTGTGAAAGCCGTTCCCTTAACTCCGGTCAGCTTGTGCGCGATAAATTCGCATCCTTTCTTCGTGATGTCATAGCAAGGTCTGCTTTGGTTGTTAGCATCTTTATATGTATTTTCTCGAAAGAAATCAACCAACGCAATTTTACTCTCGTTGCCCAAGCCAATATTGGCTTGGGCGATTTGCGATGTATATCGCCGTATATCTTTCAATAATTTGCCGTGTTCTTTCCCAACCATTTCCGAAACTTCCATACTGGTTAACGTCTGTTCTAATTGTTTCATATGAATATTGTTCATCAGCAAATCCCCCATTTCTGTTTGAATGAAAGTATCGTGTTCAAAATGAAATGCAAAAATTTTTCGTCCTGTATGTTCTGAATTTCTGTAATTAACTGTTCTTTCATCTTGTACCGCCTTTCTTGTCAGATGCAAGGTTACTTGTAAAAATCCAGACACATCTTAAAAAGTGTTCGCTAAGTAAATTCAGATTTTTGGTAATTTCTTCAATATACATTTCTCTCATAGATTTTTCCTGCCTTTCAATTTTTTCTTGAAAAGAGATACTCTCTATGATAAAATATTTCACAGAGAGTTATCTCGGTTGATAAGAAGTTGTTTTCGTTGGTAGCGTGGCAACTTCTTATTTTTTTTGACCTTTTAGCTTTTCAATCCCCGCCCTTATAAGTTCTAATATGGAATATCCACTTTCTGATGAAAATTTCATAATTTCATCTTTTTCTTGCTTCGATACTCGAACATAAAGTCTTTCATTCATAGGATTGTCAACTTTAGGTCTGCCTGTGCGTGGAGACATTCTCAGCACCTTCTTTCTGTACGCACATTTAATATATAATAGTACGCACAAAAAGTCAATACCTTTTTGAAAAATTTCCAAATCCACAAATCACTAGCTGATATTCAGTTGTCAATGTTCAAACAAACAGGGGCATTGCTGCCCCTGCCATTACATTTTGGAAACAAGCGTTGACAGCTTGCTTTTTGTCATTGTGCGCTCTTCCGGGGTCATGTCGGATATAAGCTCCGCCATATCCTCCGAGAGCTCTTTCATATATTTTTCAAGGTCATGCATCTTTGCATCCTTGTCCTCCGGCGTATTGCCTTTGTGAAGCTCTTTGCTTTCCATGTAGCTTCTGCGGCTCATTCCGCTTTTGCCCTCTCTGCGATCACGCATTCCACCTTCTGATGACATTTTAGGCTCGGTGTAATACATTCTGCCGGAAGAAAGATCCATATCACGGTCGTGTTCCATTTCCCGGTACATTTCCGGTGTCATGTGCCAGTATGGAGGTTCTTCATATCCGCGGCGCGTACCTCTTCCTTTTGGGGCAAATCTGCCGTTTGCATAGCGGTAGTTATCATAAAATCTTCTGCCGTCATCGAATCTATCAAACATTTCCATTGTTTCATCTGCACTGGATTCTTCCATTGCTTTCATCAATGTACGATAATACATTGCTTCTGCAAGGTCTTTCATCATGTCTGTAACCTGTCCCATTTCACACGGGTCTATATTTTCAATTCCTTTGTCAATTTCGCATTTAGCACATTCAGACAGTTTTTCAATCATGTCGTGCATTCTCATAATATCCATAAAACCGACCTCCTTACGCTTCCCGTACTGCAATTAAATTGCTGTTCTGAACTTCGATTGCCTGCGCAGACGTATTCTGTACCGCTACCGTAACACAGCAACCGCGAGGAACGTCCACATATGCCTGCGCCGAAACGTTAAAGAAGTTTTCAACTGCCGCCGGTGTAACAATCATTCGAGTTGACTGCAACGGTTCTCCGTCAATTGCAATAGCCAGTGAAATAGATTCAACTGTGCCACCGGTAGGAATTTGAATGTTTCCGGAATAAGATACCAAAAATCTTGCCCGGCACTGATTTGTAAGTCCTCTTAATTTAACAATGCCGCTTCCCTGTCTATGAACAATACATTTTGTTGCGCATACCGGAGTTTCTGTAAATGCTACATCTTCTCCCTGCGCGACAGTTTGAATTGCAATTCCTGTAAATTCTGCCATAATTATTTACCTCTCTTTCAAAAAATAAGGGCAAACATTATAGTCTGCCCTTTGTGTTTATAAGCAATACTGCACAGCAGACATAATCGAGTTAAACTCAATTAAGATACTCAATTATTCAATTTTGTGTAGCAGCTACTTTTAGCAGCTACATCCTGTGTTGCATCCACAGCCATACGCATAAGCGTTAGGATTTGGAACAACATATGCCGGGATTGCAGCCGGATTTACAGCGTTGATGATCTGCTGTGTCTGCGCTGACATTGCAGTAGTGAGCAATGCAGACTGGCGATCCTGTGATGCGGCTCTTCTTAAGTCATTATTTTCTGCCTGTAAGGAAGAAATCTTTTCCTGACACAGGTAATCAAGGATTGCCCTTGTTCCTGCCTGCTGGCTGTCGATAATGTCTCTGGTGTTGCTGTTCATGGTGTTCTGTAATGCGCAAGTGTTCTGCGCCATATTGTAGTTCACACCCTGGATAGCTTCCCTGGTCTCGCAGCAGCAATTAGCCAACTGGGACTGTAAAGCATTCTGCGCCTGCATAAGTGTCACGTTTGTGGTATTAAATCCCTGCTGTGTCTGGTAGCCAAGGTTGCAGATTGCATTGTCTACACCATGGAAACCGTTCATAACGGCGGTATTCTGTGCGTAAAATCCATCACAGAGACCATTTGTGATACCATCTAACTTTCCGATGATAGCCTGCGTGTCAAAACCACGCTGAATTGCAGAGTCGGTGTATGCAGATGCTGTCGCTCCCATACCTCCGTTTCCTCCCCAGCCATTGCCGCCAAAGCCGCCCCAGCCAAAGATCATAGCGAAGATAATGATAGCCCACCAGCCATCGCCGCCCCACATACCATCATTGTTTCTTCCGTTTCCTGTCACTGCTGCAATATCAGCAAGACTAGGCATTGCATTTCCATTAAACATTTTGTTTACCTCCATCTGATCTATTTACAAATGGGATAACCGGTTATTTTGCGCGCACCCCAAAATGTACTAATGATTAAACATACTCATAACTTTCTGTTTTGCTTCATCTACCGTAATTCCTCTTTCTTTACAGAGATTCTCTGCCATTGTCTTAAGTCCACCTGTATCTCCGCTTTGATACATTTGCATGGCATTTTTTGCCATAGGATTGTTTTGAACCTGCGGAGAATTCATCATTTGATTTAACAATAATTGTGCCGGATTCATTCTGGATCACTCTCCTTTTTTACCTGTGAAGTTTTTCTTTGACTGCTTGGAATTTTATCTAATCGGTTTTCTATCTGTTCAATCTTCCCAAAAAGTTCATCAAACTTCTGCATAAATGCACCTGTGCACTCGTCTGATAGGTCAAATTTCAATTTTTCAGTATCATGCGATAAATTGCTAACAGTATCATGCGAAACTGGCTTAAAAACGATTGTGCGAATTGTTCCATCTGCGTTCCAACTTTTAGCGTATATTTCTGTCATATCCTGTTTTGGGAAAAATGCAACGCTGCCATCCATTGGCACATCATTGGCAGTGATGTTTTCTACCGCCGGAACTACTTTTCCATTTATGCCAAAAGTTTGAACCGGGATCTGCTGCTGAATTTGCTGCGGTGCCTGCATATAATTTTGTGTATTATCAATGCGTGGCTGATTCATATACGGATTGTATGCGTACTGCTGCCCGTATTGCTGCATCTGCTGATTATAAATCGGATTCTGGTATGCTCCGCTCATATTCATCCTGTTTGACCTCCTCTAAAACATCTTCTATTGCGTGTATGATAGACGACTGCGTTGACAAGTCCAAGGACTGTAACTCTTTTCTGGCAAAAATTTTTTCAAGAACTTCATCTGAAAACACCACCATCCCTCCCTTTGATTATATTTTTGCATAAAAAAAGGCGGCAAAACCGTCACGATTCCGACAGTTTGCCGTCAAAAAATACAAAAAAAGAACGCATTAAGCGTCCATACATCCGTTCGTGTTACCTTTAGTGTTACCTTTGATTTTGACCTTTAGAAAAGACACCATTCAAAAACTCCTTTCTTTCAGTAAAATCAAGGCTTCACAAGGTTTTCTTAAACAAAAATAAAGTAGCGGAAGGGAGATTCGAACTCGGTATCAATTCTCTCAAACCCGCATAAATACTGAATTTCTTTATCTCCAAAGGTGTTACCTCGTGTTACCTTTTACATTGATAATGCTTTTGCAATATATTCCTGCATTTCACTCTCTGTCTTGTTATTAAAATAGTAATGATCGAGAGTTGTTCTGATATCTGTATGCCCCATTTGTGTTTTTATTACCGATTCTGGAACATTTCCATCTATCAACTTTGTTGCATATGTCTTTCTTGCCTTGTGAATTGAACGTTCACCAATTCCTATTCTATCACATATCACATATAGCCGCCTTGTAAATGCCTGACCTTTTATTCGTTTACCGTTTTTCATAAAAATATATTGCCCAAATGGATTGAGCATTTTTATTTTTCTCATAAGTTCTTTGGTATCTGCGGTAATTATAACATCTCTAAACCCGGCATCACTTTTAGGAAAATTTTGAACATCAAATACATATTTGCCATTATCATCTCTATATCTTATTTCTGTCTTTGATATATGTATCTTATTTTCTCCGACATCAGACCATGAGAGGGTAGATATTTCCCCAACTCTCAATCCTGTTTTAAATGCCAAAATAATGCCAAGTTCTATCAATGTAGGCTCATCTTCCATTACAAATCGTTCAATTAAAAGTTCCTCATCCTTAGAAAATACCAATTCGCAGTCTGACTTATGGTTCTTTTTAAATGACTTTTCCGAAATTTCCAAATCACCCATAAAACTGGTTATGCTCAGGCTGGTATAATGTTTTTTCTTTGCATATTTGAAAATTCCGTTAATCAATATCCGCATATCAGAATAAGCTTTTTGCGTAAGTTCCAGTTTTGAAATAGCTGTTTTTATGAATGATTCCAATATTTCTTCATCAATGTACCGGATTTTTCTATTTGCAATCGGCAAATACTTATTTTCAAAAAATCTTTTAAAATTTGTCTCGTACTTGTCCTTTGTCTGTCTTGTTATTTCACCATATTCAAGTTTTTCAGAAATCCAATTAGAATATACCTGAATAACTGTAGGTTCATCCTCCTTAGCTTTATAGAACTTTACTATTTCATCTTCAATTGCTTTTTCAGATGTTCTCTTTACAAGTCTCTTTCCTCTCTTATTATCTTCATCTGGCAAATATGTGTAAAACTTTCCATCTTTTCCTTGCCAAATGCTGTAAGTGTGTTTTTCAATAAATTTTTTCCTTTCGTTCATTTCAATTTTTTTCTGAATGGTGTCTATGTTGATAATACCATTTTCGATGGCAATATTCAACAACTCACTATTTGAAAGATTTCCCGTTTAACTCACCTTCTAACTTTTTTACTTTCTGTTTAATATCAAAAATTCTTCTTTCCACTGTTCTTGTTGATACGCATAGTCTCATGGCTATTTCTTTTGAAATAAGTCCACGGGCAAGAAGATAAAATATTTCTTCTTCCTGCTCCGTGAAATTGGCGTTTTCAATAATTGTTTCAAGCTCTGGCTTAGTCAGTTTTGAAAACTTCATAAGCCACTATCCTCCAATATTTTATTCCTCTCCCTGCCAGATCTTCGGTGTACCGTCCATCATTGCCACATATTTTCCGTAGCTCATGCCGGCTTCTCTTGCTTTTCCTAAAACATCATCTAATGTACTGTTTCTACATGTTTTTACGCTTCTTTTTTCCCTATCTTTTCTTCTGCGGTATTCATTTCTGCAATCCTTTCCACAGGTAAGTGCTCTGACTGATATTGATTTGTATTCTTTTCCGCAGATCACGCACTTTTTTGTATATACCTTGCTATTGAGCATAATTACACGTTCTCCTTAATCATAACAATCCCTGATATCATCTACGTCTCCTGCCAAAAAGCTGTCAAATACTTCTGCTACTCTCTCTATAAGGTCTCCATCATGTCCATTCTCTCTCATCTGCTCCGAGAAATCTTTCTGTGAGCACTGAAGTAAACCATTTTCCAACCTTGTCCATTCTTTTCTGTAAGTTATTCCATTCAATTCCAATGTTTCATTAATTCCGTTTTCTGTCAGTTCTACCGTATACTTCATGCAATTATTCCTCTCTTTCTGCATTATATTTCTTCCACGCAACAATTTTACTTCTATAAAAATACTCTGGATCTCCACTAAAGCACTTACCTCTTGTAACAGAATGTCCTTTGCGCATAAGAGTGCCAACAAATTCACGCTGTGGCAAAAGTAGGTTGTCGTTTGCTGACAATAAGAAAACCTTTGTATCTAACGGACAACTGTCCATGTCGTAATTCCAATCCATCTGTGCCCCTCTCTTTCCATATCATCTCCCACCCGCCGCATATACTACCGCGGAAGGTGGTATGATGATCGCTTGGATTTGTTATCTGGTTCTAAAATAAACTCATCTGGTTCTCGTCGTACTGGAAAACACGTCCGGTTGTGATCCTCCCTAGCTGGCGCAATCTCTCAACCCGTGGTTTCTGCTTAAGATTCGCCATATAATTATTATCCACTTCCGGCGGTATGGATAAATAACATTCCTCCGGTAATGGCAACTGTTTTTCTGTGCAGGCCTCGCGGATCTTTGACTGATAATAAATGATATGATTCCGTGTTAGATTCATATTGCATCCATCGGACCAGAACGGATCATTACACCCGTTCTGATTGATATCTTTCCAGTGTTCTATTTCTCTACGGATGCACTGGCAGTACTCTTTCACTTTATCTTCTGCTGTCTGTATCATGACAGCACCTCCAAATCTTCCAATGGAACATAATGTTTTAAATTGTTCGCATAATAAACAACAGCACATTTTACCGTTTCTTTTGCTCTTTTCGATACATAAAACGCTTCTGGAATGACTCCGATACCTACATCACATTCATCTTCATAAATCGCATCAAGATAGCCTTTGATGACAATATCCTTATATCCAACAATTACACCTGTGAAATTCTTATCAACGTGTTTGAAATAAGTTTTCTCGATATATTCAACATTTTTTTCGACAGTGCCATCATTGTTTCCATCTGCCAGATTATTGTCCATTGCATCAGCAGTTAATGTTTTCCTGTCGAGATACAGCCATCTTCCGTCTTTAAATGGCTTATAAAAGCCTTTGCATTTTACTTTTTCAAATAAATTCATGGCAACACCTCCGAAAAATTTAAGGTTTACGCAAACCGGAGCTGTCCGGTCTGCTCTGCTTCTATCTGCATATTTGGCATCCGCTCTGCAACACACAATTCTGGCAAATTTGCTCTGACCAGTGCTGCAGGTATTGGCGGACATACTGCATTGCCGCATCTTCGCACCTGTTCGCTTCTCGGATATGTCTTGCCGGTGTAATCATGGTCGATTATGTAATCGTCCGGAAATCCCTGACATCCATATAACTCCCTTGGCTCCAGCATCCGCAGTCCAATATCCACAATCTGGTAATCAGTGCCGTTGATGGTCACAAGTCCAAAGCGATCCTGTGCTGTGACTGTATCAAGCGGATCTTTGATATCCTGCCCTGTTCCCTGTCCATAGTATTTAATCAGAAACGCTCTGACCTCTCCAAAGTGTCCGTCACCAGCCGTGATCGTTGGTAATGGCTGTCTGATATCTTTTCCGTCACAATGATTGTTCATCTGAATCAGATTCGCAGTAACAACGCTGTTATGATCCCATGCGGTCACTGTCGGAAGCGGATTTTCTACTGTTTCCCCAGCACCTTTATATCCTCCGTCATAGTACTTATGCAGAAACGATGCGACCAGCCCATATCTATTTGAGCTGTCAACTGTCATGATCGGATCTTTTATAGTCTGCCCTCTTACTCCATCTTTTGAAGTTTCTGAATGGTACTGAATCAACGTAGGACTAATAAGACATTGCTGATTGCCAGTTGTAATTGTGTGTATCGGATCTTTGCAATTTCCGCCCGGATGATTTGTCGTATTCTTTCCCATGTATGGTGCAAGCGTTGGTTCAATCAGACAATGCTCATTTTTGCTTACAATCGTTGTGAGCGGCTCCCTCACATCCTTACTCCGGTCCTTTGTGAACCCTGTCTGCCCGATCTGCACCATATACGGCTCCACAATCCCGTACCCGTGCTTTCCGGTTATGGTAGGCATCGGCTCTCTGATATCATTCGGTCTACGCTCACCGCCATGATTACACTGAATGATAAAAGGCTTTGGATTATTCAAAACGAATTTTATAAATCCTCTGGCTATCCTGTCCATCGTCTTTTGTGCCAGTGGTCTTACTGCCCGAATGCCGTATTTCTCCTTGATTTCTTCCGAAGTATCGAAGATACTTGGACAGGGCAATGAAAAATCCAACTGCGTGTATGCTCCAACATAAGGTTTTTTCAATCCTGCCTTTACCTCTTCACTGTCTGCCGGTGCGTGTGTCGGCTCTGGCCAGACGATCGGCTTGCCGTCACACCGGGCGATCATGAAAAATCTCTTTCGCATGGTAGGTGCTCCGTAGTCAGCGGCAATCAGCTCCCGGAATTGCACTTCGTATCCTAAATCCGTGAGCTGCTGAACGAATTTCTGAAATGTTTCGCCCTGCTTTGCCTTAATCGGATGGTGTCGCCGTCCAAGTGGTCCCCATGTTTTGAACTCTTCCACATTTTCAAGCATGATGACTCTCGGTCGGACAAGTCCCGCCCATCGGCAGGCTACCCACGCAAGACCACGGATATTCTTATCTTTTGGCTTGCCACCCTTTGCTTTGCTAAAATGTTTGCAGTCCGGAGAGAACCAGGCAAGTGCTACTGGATGTCCTTTACAGGCTTTTACAGGATCAACCGCCCACACGTTTTCACAGTAATGCTTCGTATTCGGATGGTTCGCCTTGTGCATCTTGATAGCTTCTGGATCATGGTTGATGGCTATATCAACACTGTATCCGGTTGCCATTTCTATACCAGTGGAAGCGCCGCCCCCACCGGCAAAATTGTCAACTATCAATTCTCCATGTATCATTTTCTTCAAAAGGAACCCGGCGCGCCTTTTATCCGGATAGGTCCCGGCTCCTTTCATATTATTGTAGTTTTTACCTCTTTGATGTATAATGATTTTAATTTACACATAAGGAGGAATTTTTATGTCTAAGGATATAACTAATAACTTCAGCGTTTTAAATGCTGATTTGCCAGAATCAGTTGATAATGCATTAAAAAATCTTACAGATTTGCCTTCCAAAAATGTCGGTCAAACATTATCTGATTGTTGGTTTTTAGTCTTTGGCGGTATTTCACAATTAGCCGAAAAACGTAAATTAAAATATGCCAAAGACTTAGAAGAATTTAAGCAATCCTTAAGTTCAAAAATCACTTCTATTCCAAAAGAAAATCGTGTCGAAGCAAATACCCAAATAGTAATGCCTGCATTAGAAAATGCAAAATACTGTGTTGAAGAACCAAGTCTACGTGAAATGTTTGCAAATTTAATTTCATCATCGCTTGATATTGAAAAACAGGATATTGTTCACCCTTCTTTTTCGGATATATTAAAAACCATGACACCACTAGATGCTCAAAACTTAAAACTAATATTTGATAATTATCAGTTACCAATTTGCAATATTGTTAGAACATCTGATAACCCATCTTTGTATGCCGTGGTGTTGCAAAACATATTTTTAGAAAACTCAGAATGTACTATATATGAACGCCAATCTCTTTCCATCAGTTTTCTATCTAAACAAGGGCTAGTTGAAATTCCTTCATCGCTCTCCATACATGATGACGCTGCTTATTTTAAATATGAGCAATGTGATGAAATGCTACAAATTCAAAATCAATATCCAGATTATACATTTCAATTACAAAAACGTTTAGTAAAACCAACTCCTTTAGGCGTTTCATTTCTCGACATATGTTGTCCTGATTAACTCTTTAAACATTGCAAAGATATCATTTACATAGCTATCTATTATTTTCATATAGTAGATAGCTACAATTTTATTTACAACTAACGCAGTGATGATTGTACAAAGATTATTAATTATAAAGTATTTCATATATTCACCTCATTTCCGTCGGTTTCTCGCACCGCTCAAACGATATCACCCAAACGTAAGGATTCGCATCCCAACCGTAGCGGTCAAGGTCGGATTTCTTGATGGTGCTGTTCCAAATCCCTATAAACGATGTAATTGTCATGTTTTCATCAAGTCCTCCATTTGTGTGGATATACTTATCTGCTCCTTCTGCCAACGCACTTTCTGCGCTGATCTCTTGCAACCGCTCCACCCTCACATTCATAACCTTAAGCCAGATGCGTGCGGCTTCTTTTGGCATGTGGATGGATGGTTTCCATTTTGTAATATCTGCAATATCATTTCTTTGCCAATCTTCGTAGTAATAGTATCCTTTCGGTGCCTCTTTCCATGTTTCACGAACATACAGGATATCGCCCGTACAGATAGGACAGGTTCTCTCCGCTGTACTTAACTGTTCCGTATGCTCCTTATCAACAAAGTTATGTACTGCATAAGTTCTCTTGTCGGCATTGTAAAATTCCATATCCGGCACGGTATACTCATTTGCATCTTTGCATATACGCCGGGTACAACTCTTTCTCCCGTCCAGAATCGCCCGAACCATATCGGTATTGAATAAAATCGGTTTAATTTCCATTCACTCCACTGCCTCCCTTTAATTGCTCAACTTCCTCGTTCAATTTTTCTATCTTCTGTACTGCTTCTCTTAAGACCTCTGCATTATGATTTATCGCCATTGCAAGTTCTCTGACGCTTGAGCTTAACGAACCGCCAGACATCTCTACTACTGTTTTATTATTCCATTTCATCTACTCCACCACCTCTCAACATCTTCATAAACGATTCATTATTCCTTTTGCACATTTTTGCTCTTTCGCAAGGTTTTTTACACTTAAAATAGTCACTACCATATTTCTTGTAATCTGCCTTGTCGCAATGCTCGCATGGTTTATTCATTCACTCCACCGCCTTTCACAATCTGGATTGCTTTGCCAAATGCTTCAAATCTTCCCTGGCTTCTCCCATCATCGTAGATCTGTTCGCCGTCTCCGCATCCGTCCTCGTCGCAATCATCTGGTCTGTCCTGCTCTGCTTTCTTCAATTTTCCCAACTGTTCCACAACCTTGTCTACATCATAAGCCGTCGGATATTCTTCTAGTAAATACAATACTGCATTTGTATTTACTAAAGTTCCATTGCTTAAAGTAACCGATTTTAAATCTTTCTTTAGTGCATCAGCATCAATCAATCTCATCGTTTGCCCTCCTGTCTAATAATTCGCCTAAACTACTTTTACTATTTCCCAAAAGCAAGCATATATCTCTTCGTAACTGTCTTCCCCAGCAATAAGCTGTTGATCAACAATCTCCTGTACCTCTCTTCTTACAGTCATCGCTTTCTGGCATTCTTCCACTGTTCCGATCGTGCGGTACTGTTTTAACTCTTCCAAGGCCTTGATGATCGTATTTCCAATATCCGACCCCGGAAGGATTCCCAACATATCATTTTTTCTTTTTGAGCTTTTCAGATATTCAAGTGCTTCATTCTCCGTCATTCTTACACCTCCAACAGTTCCGGATTGTCAACCTCGTTTCCAATGACATCTATATAATCCGGATTGAACTCTGCCAAGGAAACGCTTTCAGCAGTAAATATGGATACGGCTTCCCAACTCAATGAATCATCTGACCATTTGATAACGAAATCTTCATACCGGAAGATATCATTCTCATAGATTCCCTCATATCCGGTACACTGGCATAATGTATCAATCTGGATTTCAAATCTTTCGGCAACAACATATAAACCGCCATTACACAAAGAACCTGTATATATGTAGCAGTGGTTGTCTATGAGCACATAACATCCTTCCACCCATTCGCCATTATCAATCCGCTTTCCACGGCATAAATATCTATTCTCCATCACTCTTTCACTCCCTTCGGTGTTATCTTGATCCTCTTCACACAATTCGGGCAGAAATCAAACCCGTTCACTCTTGTGGTGCATTCCGTGCAGATTTTCTTATCACAGGTCATGGTATAACTTTTAAATCCACTCCCCCGTGCATGTGTAATAATTGTATTTACAGGCATGTCGCACAGCAAAGTTGATTCCCTTTTTTTACAGAACGGGCACAGATCATCTTTCGGTATATGTTTAACTACGTCTCCCATCACGTTCCACCTTTTTTCCTTTGCAAACTCCTCTGTGTTCATGCGCGGAAAATGAAATACTTCCGGTCTGTTTCATGTAAGTCAATTTTTCTCCGGTCAACTCACATTTGTGTTTACGTTCGTTCAAATACTGACATCTTCCATCACAATACATCGCTTTCCCCCTCCAGTTCCTTCAGTTTGGCTTCAGCTTCAGTTTCTGTGAGGAATACCGTTTCGCCAATATCAGTGAAATATATCTCTGTAGACACATAAGGGCAATCATCCCTGTCATAATGAATTTCTGCCATGTTACACCAATTTCCATTTCTATCCCTATAATTTCCCAAGAATATTGTCTCAACCGTACATGGTTCAATAAAGTTTTCGCTTATCTGATATACCTTATCTCCCACCTTGCACGGCAACCGCAGAGGCAATCCCTGTTCCTCGGCTTGTTCTCTGTTCGCAAGTCTTTCTGCAATCTCTTCCAAATCCTTGTATCTTCCATTCTCCGCAAGCTGTGTAATGGTCATTCCCTCATCATCCGGTAAATCTGCTGGATGAAATAAAACTTCTCCATTCTCTGTCACATATGTTAATCTCTCCATGCTATCCCTCACTTTCCACTCCGTACCATGCAGAACAACATTTCTGTCAAAGATTTCTCTCGCGTTCCGGCTATGCATGGCTTAATGATTTCCAACCGCCACGATATGTCGTCCGAAATTGGCGTAGGCTCTTCAAACTCCTCATACTTGTCCCTAGCCAACGGCACAGCGACCATAATGCCGTAGTGTACGGATGATTCTGGATTTGTCTTGCGCAAATGTTCATAAAATGTCCCATCGTTTAAGTCTTGGAGAATGTCCTTGTAACATTTCATCGTGGTTACTATGTAGTTCTTTTCTCCGTAGAAATTTAGTCCATTGCCGCTGTATACATCCTCTTTGCAGCTTTTAATCTCGTAGCAAATGAAGATTCCCTTTTCCAATGCACCAACGGAGTATTGATTCGGCGGCTCAAACTGCATAAAATCTACCCTTCCGCCCTTTCCTACCGCTGTGAATGCGTCAATGCTAACCTCACTCGCCCAGTATTTACCCATGCCGCTAAATCGGCTACTTACAAGCAGTGCTCCGAGAAACCTTGTTGTTTCCGCTCTGTTCATGCTATTCCTCGCTTTCTTCTCGTAACCATTTAAGCCATCCTTTTTTATTCCAAGTGCTTCCACCAAGAACATCTTTTGTCACAGTGTTGAACCATTCTGCCAGTTCCTCATCCGTCATGCTTCTGATCCGGTCTGCATTGGTCTGCGGTCTGCATTCTTTCACAATCTCAAAGCACTCATCCTTCCAAGCTAAAACATTTTCTAGCTTATAGGAACTGTAGCCAACATGATAATAGTCCTCTCCGATTTCCTTGTACTTGATTTCGTAATATGGCTTTTTTCCTATCATTGTTACGATAATATCTAAGCAGGAAACTTTAATGCGTTCCGTTTTGCTGTCCCGTGCCGCAGTTCTTATACACTCAATCATGACTTTCCTCGCTTTCTGCAAGTTTTGCATATTTCCAATCACATACATATGCCGGATCTTCAGCACTCCATGATGTAGTGCCCTGTTTCCATGCATACACTAATCCGTTGTTGTATTTTGCAAAATATCTCCGATCCCATCCACAGGATTCGCTATGTCTCACAAGAATCGGTGTATCAACTGGAACTCTACTCCAATCAACCGGCGGTTCAATCGGTTCGACATATTCGCTGTTCGCCCATTCGTTAACATTTTTTCTGCAATTAATATTACTGTTGAAATCACACTTGCTACATGATGCACCACTGCACTGTCTCAGCTTTCCATCGATTATAGCAATGCTATGTCCCTCACATGCAATATTTAAAATCTCTTCCGCGTATTTTTCTCTATTCAGCATCTTTCTTCTCCTTCCCGTACCGCAACTGATACGGTACTTCCTTAAAATCTCTCAATGCATCCGGGTTTGGATGCTTTGGTATTCTCGTCTGACGGTTTTCCATCTCTGCTATGATTCTGCGTCTCTCTTTGCTTTCTCCGTGCAATTTATACCTCCGTCATTTCCCAAGACTGTTTACAAGCTGTTCTGACCTCGTATAGGCCTTATCCAACAGTTCTAAATATTCGCCAAGGGAAATCTGTGCCTTTTCAGATAACTCCCTCGATAACGCTCTAACAAAGCCTTGACGCACTGTTTCATGTTTCCAAAATATCCGATTGTTCGAACACTCTCTTTTTCGTTGCCGTCCTTATCCTGTCCGGCGTATCTCTACCTCAGGGTGTAATTCAGAGAATCAATCTCCACAAAATATCCATCCTGCAGTTCCACAGCTAACTTGTCCATCAACCATTCCTCCTATATTTCATACGTCTTTCCGATAAACCGCTTATCAATGTACTTACATTCCCATTCCAGTACACTTGCGATCCCCGTCATGGTTTCATATCCGGTAGCAAGGCAGTTAATCAAATATCTGATTCTCTCATAAACCTGTCTGATCTGATTTCCCGAAAATTTAAACTGTGTTTTAAGGCAGACACCCAACATAGCAAAATAATTAAATACCTGTGCCAGCAAAAACTTATTTGCCTGTATCATGCAGTTCGGTGCAATCTTTCTCTCTACCAGATAAAAACTCTCACGATACGGAATCTTATTTGTTTCCTTTCGCACGTCAATCTTGCATTTATCTTTCAGATAAAAACCAAGTTCCTCGCCTGTCGTTCCATCCTTTGCATTCTCCACATATGCATCAATGGTCTGCTCAACCTTTATGATTCTTTTGTGTCCGAATCCGAACTTATCATGCAGTGCCTGATATGCCATCATACGGACGTTATAATAGGATTCCTCTATCAGATAATCCGCATTGCTTTGTGCCTTGGCGTGTCTCTGTATTCCGATCAGTTCACTCTTGGAATATCCAAGTGGCTGCATCCGCTTTTTCTTTCTTGCCAATGCATTACTCATTTGTTCTTCCATCTCCTCTCTACATCCTCAAAATGGCTAAATACAAGACTTTGAACATATTTTGATATATTTGTCCGTGCATATTTTTTAATTAGCATTTCCCCTGCTTCCATCATTCCTTGAAACCACTCATCTTCGTTATCAGCTTCATAAAACTGCTGCCTGAATTTATAATAGTCATTAAAAAACTGCCACTCTTCGGAACCTTTTTCAAATTTCTTACTTGCCATAATCATTCACCTTTTAATCAAATGGTGTGCTGCCACATACTTCTCGGAAACCGTCTTTCTGTCGCATCCGTGCTTGAATCTGTTCAATGGTTTCGGTTCGCTCGATGAATCTCATGTGATCGCCATCAAATTGGAGAACTTCTTTTAAATGCGTTCCCTGCCTTTGCTTTTCAATTTTCCATCCCTTATATTGACCATCCTCATCAAGATTCCATAACAAGATAATGTTTGATGCATCCTGCTCAACGTCTCCGGATTCTCTCAATTCTGCCATAGTTGGCTCTTTTGTTTCTCTCATCTCTGATATTCGATTAAGCTGAGACAGTACGATAATTGGCACATGCAGTTCCATAGCCAAGGCTTTAATAGCTTTTGAAATATCTCCGACCTCGGATGCACGGTTACCGAATCTTCGATCAGCCTTGATTAACTGCAAGTAGTCAATCACGATCACATCATATCTTTGGTGCCTGCATTCTGCCCGGATTTCACTTACCGACTTCGCGCCGGTTGAAATAGTGATGCTATACCCGGAAAGTGTTTCATTCGCCTTGTCGAATGCTTCTTTCTCCCCACCAAGAAAAGCCTTTGCCCGGCGAACCCTTGTCAGACCGATTTCAGACATTCGAGAAACGAAACGCTCATACACCTGTGATTCGTTCATTTCAAGGTTATAGTAGCCAATGTTATAATCCTTTTCTGCCATCTGCCCGATCATTTGCGTAACGATTGCAGACTTTCCAACACCCGGTCTCGCACCAATTACAGTAACGTCTCCGCCTTCCAAGCCGCCAAGACAATCATCTGTTCGATAAAATCCAATTTTTATCAATCCCTCACCTACATGCTCATTGAAATAATTCCCTCTATTTTCTGCAACAATCTGCTTCATAGTTTTTGAGTGAACGGTTTTGTTTTCTTGGATTTCTTCGAGTTTCGTGAGAACTTCAGCTATAGAGTTATCAATATCGCATGGTCTAAGGCTTACTTCTTGGAAAAGTCTCTTTGTTTCTCTCGATCGCCAATCTTTAACAACTGCATCCGCATAACTTTTTATTGTCGTTGAGACTGGGGTAACAGATATGCATTCTTTCAATTCGCTTGCAATTATTTCCGGCTCCCATTTGTGGTTTTCAAGTGACTGAGACAGCGAAACGACATTAATGTTTTCTCCACGATCATACATGGCAAGCATTTCAGAAAAAGTATCTTGGCAAAATTCAGAGCTGAACATTTCCGGCTTCAATTTGTTGTAAACCTTGTACATGGAATCATTGTCAATCAATACACATCCGATCACTCCAATTTCTGCTTCCGTCAACTGCTCTCACCTCGCTTTCGTTTCTCTACTTGGCGAATCCAGTAATTACAGTCCTCTTTCAGCCAGTCTCCGTATTTTGGTATGTAGCGATAATTCGTATCATCCGGATTCTTCTCTATATAGTCAGTAACATATGCCACTGTAGCCTCATATATCAGCTTTGCAACGGCTTTCCTGTTCGGCTCGATAACTTCTAAAAGCTTGTCCATCCATGCTACCTTGGCAGACGTTAACGACGTTTTCTTTGGATATGCATTGATCGTGTATTCCCATCCCCATTCCGCGTCAAAGTCCAAATCAGATGCAGGCACGCTTTCTTTTGTATTTTCTTTCTCTATCTCTATATCTGTATCTATATCTTTCTCTATATCTATCTCTACATTGCAATTTTGTTGCAAAATGTTGCACTCCGTTGCTCCACTGTTGCATTGCAACGCTTTTTGTGCATTTTCCCTATATTTACGACTTCTACGAGTGCTTGCCGTCTCGCTTCCTAAGTTATCTTGCACAAAAGGCAACTTGTACTCAATGGAATCTGATGTTTCAAGCAATCCGCAGGAAAGAAGATACTGAATCGTTACTTGAACATTGATTTCGTCCTCGTCAATATCAAGGGCGATCTCTTTGTAAAATTCATCTTCCAATCCGGAATATTCCAGATAGCCACCTTTTTTCAACGACAACAACTGCATCTTAAGGTATATGATCGTGTATGTATCGCCGCCTGCCATCTTTCGGAGTTTTTTGATTCGTTTGCTATCAAAGAAATCATCCATCAGTTTAAGCCAGTAATACCGCTTATTCTCCGCCATTTTCACTACCTCCAAGCAATTCAATAACCTTTGCCCCAGCATCTTCCGGGCGACAAAATACGAACTCAACGCCATACTTAAGTTGCATTGTCAACATAGCTTTTGCCAATACCTTGCCAGATGTCGGCTTTGTTTTCGGTAGCGGTACATTCAGCAATTTTCCAAGTGTGTGCATATATGCAATATTGTTATACCGGTCTACTCGTGGATTATGCCATGTAAATACATCATTGACGGAATACACCTTGTCTGTATTTTCAATAAGCACATATAGCTTAATTCCGTTGTTCTGCGCCAAAATACACTCGTCACGGAATCTCGGATGTGCTTTTCCACAGATATTCCCTACAATTTCCTGCATGTCCTTTTTCGTGTCAACGGAAACATCATATGTGCCAAGAAAATCCATCTTTTTAAGTTCCATTTTTCTAGCTGATTTTCTACGGATAACATCCGCTACCTTGTCTGTGGCAATTATGTAATCTCCAACCGGCAATGGTGCACGCAAGACTTCCATATCGTGGCTTTTAAAATATCTATTCTTAAGGATATGCAAACCCTCTTTCTGTCCTTTATCCTCAATTATTAACACGTATTCTCCTTTCTGGCGGTCACTTTCGGCAACCGCCAAAGGTATCTCATGGCTTTCAATTTAGTTTTGTGATATATTAAATTCCATACCAAAGTCAGATACCGCATAAACTGGTTTCTTTTATGCTTTCACATTGGTGTTTCAACCTATCAAAACGGGCAAAGGTTCATATCAACCTCTAATCCTTTTTCCGCTATATAAACATCTGCTCCATATTTAACTGTTTCTTCTGTCTTTCGCTTGAATAGTGCGGGATCTCCGCTTTTATCTGATAAGTGAATTAGAACGACATTTCTCAATGCCGGGTTATCGTTAGTAGAAATAAATTTAAGTGCCGTATCAAGGCTCATATGACCTCTTAATCTGTGTTCGTAATTTGGCTCTTCTCGGTTCACAAACTGCATATCATAGTTGGCTTCCACCATGATGTGATTAACACCATTAAATCTCCATCTGACGTATTCCGTGTCTGTTGCATACACAAGGCTTCCCATCTCTGGATGCGTAATGTAAAACCCAACGCACGGGCACTCTGAACCGTCTCCGTTGTTATGTAGCCATCTTCCAGATTTATCACGGTTTTCAAATGCCCTTATGTCAAAATTTCCTTTTCTAAAACGCATTTCAGAATATTTTATCGGCGGTCTGCATGGTTCAAAAACAGGAATGCCAGCTTGCACATATTGTAAGCTATAAAGACTATGGTCAATATGGAAATGGGTAGTAATCACAGCCTTAATTTTCATCACATTGAAATCCAGTGCTTTCTTGACTTCCATAAAAGGCAACCCGGCTTCGATTATCAAAGCTTCCTTGTCATTCTCCAGCATGTAGCAATTACCGGATGAACCAGAACCTAATGTTTTAAGTTTCATACCTCTTTCACCTCAATTTTCAAATATGTGTTTATTATCGATTATCCAAGGATGTTTCGTGTAGTCTATATGGCTTGCCGCATTTGCAACTGTTTTCCGTAGCATCTTTAAATGTTCCTCACAATGCTTTCTTCCAGATACCGCCGGTCTACCACAGATTATGCACAATCCTTTATCCTCCCGGTACTCCCTTTGGCTTGTGGACTTCTCGCACGAACGCCTCTTTGCCAAACACCTGTTGCATAAAACAGTTCCGCATACTGCATTACGTTTTCCACACTTCACGCATATTCCACTGGACTTATTCATGTAATATCTGGTACGGACTCTTTCTTTCCGTGCTTCTGCCTGTTCCGGTGTTTCCCTTGCAAGTCTCTTAGCTTCTACCTTCGCTTTCTTCTCCCGGCACTCAGCGCACATTTTGTACTGCGTTCCCAATATGCCTTTGTGACATCTGGAGCATATACCAAGAGATACATAAGGGTCTTCCGCTTTTTCTCTCATTCGGCATCCTCCAAAAACCATATTCCTTCCGGTTTTAAAAAGTTGCCCTGAACAATGTTCTTTCTGAATATACTTTCTGCTGTCGGTGCAAGATCCGTAAGTCTCTGTATGCTCTCTTCTATGTTGTCTGCCAGAATATCAATGCCGAATAATGTCTCTGCAGCTTCCGTTTCAGTCATTCCTATTGACAGTTTCCGTTTCAAGATTTCCACAAGGAAATTTCCAGTACCACACGCAGGCTCCAACACTGTTCCTCTCCAACACTCTGCACCACCATTTTCATCTTCCAACATATTGCACATCTTTTGTACCATCCAGCCCGGCGTATAAACTTCTCCAAACTTTTTGACGCGTTCTCGGCTTTTTGTAATTTTTTCTTTCTGCCTATTTTCCATTTCTGTGATAAAACTCACTCCTCACATCAATAATCTGTCTTGTCTGTCCCAACAATGCCCGATTATGCTTTGCCCTCTGCTCATTGTCACAGATAAATTGCTTGCAAATTTCTGGTCGAACCGGATAGATTCTGCATTTCTCGCAACTCTTGTCTGTATCAAGAAAAGGGCATGTCATATCATATGGTCGATTCACAGTAGGAAGCAGGTGCCTACACTCTTTGATATGGTTCTTACGGATATATCTGTGAATTGCATCTACTTCCTTTCTGCTCATTGGTAAAAGATTGGAACAGCAGTTACCGCATTGGCTACATTTCCCATCTTTGCAAAAGTTGTAAATGTTATCTTCCATTCCTTTCTGTACGGATTCTAAAAATGATATAACTTCCATATGCTACTCCAATCCTTCATCCGCCGGAAACTCAAATACTCCACTCAAACCCATAGTAAGTTTTTCGTCAATTCCATCTGGCGGTGTCTGCCCCATCTTTACAAGATTATGGCACATATAAGCCATTCTTAATTCTTCCATGGCTTCTTTTGCTTTTTCTTCCGTGGAATATTTAGCAATTTCAACGTCCTCAGTAAGATGTTCCATTAAGTAAATGCTTTTATCATGTCTTGTAATTATTACCTGTTCATACGGCATATCAATCGTGCCGTCCTGGCTAATTACTCTCATATTTTTTCCTGCCTTTCTTCTTTGTTTTCCCCATGCCTTTAATAATTCTGGAAACCGTTCCCTGCGAAATTCCAAGTGCTTCGGATATTTCTCGTTGCTTTTTCCCTTCCACAAAAAACATAATAAAAATACGTTGTTCTCTCGGACTCAATTCCTCAAAAATCTGTTGAGCAAGCATGGAATTAACTGTATTTTCTTCATAATCATTACGATCTGCTATCATTTCAGCATAAGAAACGCTTTCGCCATTTCCTATATCCACATTATCATCTAATGAAAATGCTGCATTTACTGATTTTTTACTTTTCCGGAATTCCATAAGCAGTTCATTTCTCACAATTGGAAAAGCATATGTAGAAAAACATCCTTTTGAAGCATCAAAGGTGTTAATAGCCTTTAGAAGTCCAATGGAACCAATCTGAAACATATCTTCATCAAACGCTGGAATGCCTAAACGTCGCATAACAAAAAAGACAATTCCGTAATTTGTAAGGATCATTTGCTTTTTGGCATACTCCGAACGGCAAGTAATCCATAGGTGCAATGCATCCTGCTTACTCAATTCAGATTTTGGAAAGTTCATTCTATCCTCCTACTTCATGAAGTCCGGCAAATCGTTGTCATTCTCAACAACTTCCGTCTCTACCTTTTCCGGTTTATCTGCCATCTTTGGCTCTTCAACAGTTTCTGCAACTTCCGGCTCAACAGGGAAATCCTCGGTATTTGCGTTTTCAGATATTTCATGCTTAACCTGTTCCTGTAAATCTTCCATCGGATATTCCTTGAAATCGTTGTCCTGCATTTCTTCTTTTGTATAAAGCCCCATCGTCAATTCCGGGCAATTCAGACTTGAGAAGAAAGATGCCGCTCTGTAACGAAGCATTAACTGTGGCATGGTTTTCCACTTACTACCGTTCTTACCAAGCCAACCCTCATCTTTTGCCATATCCATATTTACTTCCATGCCCTCAACCCTGCGACCATTTTTCATAGTCCAAGCCGTACATGAGAATGGCTTGCCGTTCTTGTCCTTTGCTTCGTCAAACTGCAATTCCATATCAAATTTTTCGGAGTTATTGATTGCGGCAATCAGAAATTTACTGCTCCAACTCGGTCTGCCCTGAATAACATACAGATTCTGCATGACCATAAGTGGACTAACTCTTAACCGCTGTGCCTGTTCAATGGCAATCAGACAGTTCGCCTCGTTCTTCTGGAATGTCTGCGGAACGATTGTTGAACTTGCCAGTGCCTTTGCCATCTGCATTGCCATGATGAAATTATCTGATGTTCCGAAAATTCCAAGACTGTAATCTGTAACTTTGTTGCTGTGCGCAACCTCTTTCTTTTCCTCTGCTACTGCTACTTCCTGTTTTTTTGTTTCTGCCATAACTATTTTTCCTCGCTTTCCATGATGATTTTTAATTTGTTTTCTGCTATTTCAAACTTTTCTTTTGCCGATTTAAGTTCCTTTTCTGCGACTTCTCTAAACTTTTCTTTTGCATAATCGAAATTCGGCTTTGTAAGGAAAATATTTTCATAATAGCCAGTAATTTTCCCTTCGTCCTCTTTTCTAACAAAGCTCATGCAATTTGGAAAACATCTTTTCTTATCAACTGGATAATATGTCTTTGGTTTTTCAATCACTTCCACTTCTGTGACGGAGATTCCGTCCGAATTAAGTCCATAAAAATAAAGTTTCACTGCTTTTCCTCGCTTTCCTCATGTTTCTTCACAACCGCCACCTTATCAGCGCCATAGGTTTCCACCCATGCCATATCCACGGTTTCATCAGTAACCGTCAGCTTTGCGCCTTTGGCATTTACAACCGTGTCACCGGCTTTTACATTATCCTCGGTGCGGTATGTATAGCTTCTGGTGCTGTTTGGAAATTTTGCTTTGATATACTGCATTTATCTGCAACCTCTCTTTCCTTTATTTCTTGTGTCTTTTTCGCAATACGGAAGAGAACAATGTCCGGATTCCGCAAAATCAAAGAACCCTTTCTTGCTTGCACTCTTCCAACGCTTGCACGACATGCACCTTGCATCAGGCTGTGTGGCATTGTTTCCGATTCCAATTCTTGACATTCGGTGTCCTCGCTTTCTTAGTGAAAATCCGCTTCCGGCTCTTTTTCCGGTTGAATATAACTGTCATCATATTCCTTATCAATAACGATAGCCGTTCCGGCTCTGGATAATCTCAAGAGCAGCACCTCAAATTCACTCAAGTTTCTAAGTGACGAAATCGTCAAATCCTTATAGGCAGAAAGTGTATATGGTTCTTCTTTTCCACTATCCCATATCCACTTTGACACAGGAATTTCTACATTCAACTTTTTGTCATGCTCATTTTCAAATGTGATAACTGCTCTCTGTGAGCTACTCCATGATGGCTTATCTTCCAATTCAAACCGCATTTCACATTCCACGGATTGATAAGAAACGCCATCATCGTAATCAATGTCTAAATCGTCTGTGTCAATATCCCTTTCACATTGTTTAATCCATGCCTTGAACAAATCCGTAAGTTTGATTTCTTTCTGCTCCGGCTCCATCATAAGGTCTTTAAAATTCTCCAGAATCTTTTTATTTCCAATACAGAAATCCGAATTAACAATCTCTGTTAAAACAGAATCAAGTTTAGGAAGATACTCTGAAAAATCATAGCTCTCAATGTATGGAACCATGACTTCTTTTACCTTTTCCTCAATAGCATTCTTTGCATCTCCCCATCGAAAAGCATCTTCGATTGCTCCTCCCAATGCATTCATAAATTTTTCTTTGACAATTTCACTTACTTCATCCGAAGATAAACTTTCCGATGCTATTTTCAATAATTCTTCTTTCATTTACACACCCTCTACTTTCAACTGTTTGTCCTCGGAAACGCTCAAAAGAATTAACTGCGCATCCATATCCGGCACATTGAACTCATTCAGCGATTCTGCGTTATCTACGAAAATTGGCACGCTCACACCGTATAACTCGCTCAATGAGCGGATAATATCGAGTCCTGCTACAATTCTGTGGCCACTGTTCAAAGTCGAATACGGAACGCCATTCACAGTACACTCGCAACAATCTTTCATACCGCCATTTAATTGCATTTCGAAGAGTTTGAAATTAACTGTCTTGAAATGGCTATTGATAGATTCAGAAACCTTATCCAGTTTGAAACGAATGAACTCTTCCAAGAGATAAAGCATCTGTTCCTGGTCCGCAACTTTTTGTCCGATTTCTTTCTGCTCGTCACGAAGCGTTTCGATACGATCATCAATCGCAACATTGTTAGCCGCCTGCGCAATAATCTTGTTCACCTCGTCAAGCTGGCTCTGCAGATCGGCTTTCTTGGCTTTTAAATCAGTAACAATCTGATCTACTCCGTTTGATTCAAGCTTTTTAATCTCTGCCAGTACTTCATTATGTCTTGCTTTTAACTTCGCATATTCCTCATTCTGCGAATAGTCAGCTTCTTCTGGGATCTCGAATAACAGTTTGCAAAGTTCCTCTTTATTCGTAAAAGTCCCCTGCTCCTGTTTCTTTAAGGAATCTATTTCCATTTGCAGATCAGCATTTTTCTTTGTCAGTTCCTCGATAAGATTTTTCTTCGCAAACCCATCTGCCTTGATTTCTTTCAAGTTGGATTCTTTCCGGGTAATAAAGTCACTTTTTGAATCATTTAGTTTCCGCTTTGCATCTGCCTTGGCTTTTGTCTTTCTTTCTTCAAAATCAGTCTTCAACTGCTCAATCTTATCAGCTGGCAACTTCTGACCGCATAAGGAACAAACCGTTGTAGATTCATCGAATATCCACTTGGATTCATCAAAGAGATACGGGGTTTCATCAAACGCCTTGGCTTTCTCAGAATTATACTGTTCGCCCAGTTTCTTCCGTTCTGCATCCGCATCAGTGATAGTTTTTTCGTTATCAGAAATCTGTTTCTCTTTCAAAGAAATCGTAACCGCAAAATGTTCTAACTCATTTTTACAATCACGCAATTCAGCATCCATGATGCTTCTTTTGTTTGATAACTCGCGATTCATCGTCTGTTCCATGCCGGACATGTCAAACTGTAACTGCATTTCCTTACTTCTTAAATCGCCCAATGCGCTACCTGCATTCTCCATTTTCTTGTCACATTCAGCGATTCTTCTTACCAGATCTACCTTTGCAAGTTCCTGCTCTGCCACGTCAACGTCAACCTTGGATTTCTCGGCTTCATCAATACGCACCGGAATTTCAGCCTGTTTCTTCTTCCACCCGGATAACGCTTTGGAAAACTTAGCACGGATATCATCTGTGGACGGTGCTTTCTCCAACTCGCCGAGTAATGGGGCATACTTAGCATCTGTCTGCGCCAGTTCAACATCCGATACATCCGTTGCAAGGCGCATCAGAATATCGCGCTGATCTTTCCATTTCAGAGAAGAAAAATACTGCGGATTGGTCAGCATCTTAAACATATCCTCGCTCTGTGCCAGATTTGAAACATAGGCTTTGAAATCAGCTTCACTCTTCGGATATCCGTCAATCTCAAATGAATTGACATTGCCTTGCAAAGTAACGGTGTCGGTTCCACGCTTCTTAACCCAATTCTGCTTCTGAACCTTTGAAAGTTCCACTTCTTTCCCATCAACGTCAATAACTCCCACAACCTTAATTTCCACGTTATCAATGCGGTTTCCGTCCTTATCTAATGGTCGAACATTAAACTTTTCCTCTCCGGCACTGTTTTTATTGAAAAGCAGCCATGTAAACGCATCGAAGATTGTTGTCTTTCCTGCGGCGTTCTGTCCTTTAATACTTGTCTTATTAGAGAAATTCACATCAAGGCTCTTAATTCCCTTGAAATTCTCCATATGTAATGATCTAATTTTCAGTTTCATTTTCCTTCTCCTTCCACTCTTTATATTTTTTAAGTGCCTCTTCAAAGCATGCTTCATCGTCAATATATCCAAGAGCTGACTCTATAATTTTTGAATTAATAGTTGTTCCCTTTTTCCCCATCAGCTCAATGTCTCTTTGGTGCTCATTTGCAATAATGGCACATGCTGTATGAACTTTCGTCCTGCATGCAACCAGATCTGCATATTCTTCAACGGAAATTGTAACGGTATTTTCTGCCATCTTAATTTTCCTCCTCTAATACATTGATTTTGCTTACAGACACCTCGTATGCTGTTCTCTGTTCTTCTGTTCCATCTTCATATTTCTTAATATATCCGCGGCTCTGAATGCGTCCATTGATCTCAATATGAGTTCCTACTTCCAACTGACCAACAAATCTTGCATTTCTACCCCAAACAACACATGGGATATAATCTGATTTTCCGTAGGAACGATTGACTGCGATTAATAAATCTGCAATTTCTCTTCCAAGCGGAGTTTTCCTGTAAATCGGTTCTTTGCATACATATCCGTCAAGCTGGATTTTGTTCAAATCTGTATGTTCTCCCGGATTCGCTTTTTCAATTTCACAGACGAATACATATAATAACAGACGATTTCTCTTTTCCTCATGTTTGTTATAAGAACTATACACACCGGAAACATTAACGGCAGTGCCCGTGTATTTATCATTCAGATTGATTAATCTCTCTGAAATAATTAATGGGATAATATCAGCCGTCCCACTTAATCTATCCACTTTGAGGTGCATATTATAAAATCCCTCTCCAAACACCTCATGGTTAAATTCCGGCTCTGTGATAATCGTTCCTGTAAGTTCCACTTTATTGTTTTCTGCTCTCATATTTGAATTTCTCCTTTTCTTGTGCTAAAATAGGCGCAAATAGCTTATGCTATTGCTTGAACTGGAATCATTCAGCTTTGGTCGGTTCGGATGATTCCTTTTCTTTGCTGTAATCAGTGTCAAATGTGATATAGGTAATACCGTCATCGTCATCAGACTCACTTCTGTAATCGTAATCTACAATCTCTTCTGTATACTCCTGCCACTCCCCATCTATTTTTGTTCCTATATAAATAAGAAGTAATCCAATCAATACAGGTATAGCAGTGACCGGATACTCCGTTGCATCAATGCAGATGCAAAACAGAAAAACAACGGTGCCGATCATTTCAATTACCTTTGCAAACTTCTTCATAGACACCTTACTCCTACCACTTATAGGAACCATTGGCAATCTCATCACCATACAAGGAAACAAAATCTGTTATTAATGCGATAAACTCTGAATTTGTCGGTTTTCCTTTTTCCACTGAAACCGTATAGCCAAAAATTTTGTTGATCGCATTTGTATTGCCATTTGTCCAAGTAACTTCTATCGCGTGCCGGATTGATCTTTCTACTCTCCAGACTGTATCGCTGTTTTCTTCTGCGATTTCAGTATAGAGTCCTTTAATAATGCTGATAAGTTTACTTCTGTTTTCAAGACATTTCTCAACCGCACTTATTATGTAACCGTAACCCTTAAGGCTATGTTTTACGCCGATCTGATCTAATGTCTTTCTTAAAGCAATGTTCATTTGTCTATCCATGAATACCTCCTGTTAATCTTTTCCAACTCCGTATCTGATTGCCATTTCCTTCACAATGGCTGTATATCCCTCGATCAACTTCTTATCCTCTGCAATAATATCCACATAGGATAATTTGTCTCTGGTCGATTTACAGATACCTTCATCAGCCATTCTCCTGCGCTTATTCGTAAGTCTCTGTTTCAGATTTACACCCATCCGCTTTGACAACAGTTCGTAGCTTTCGGCTCTTACTTGGCTATATGCCTGTCCGCCGCCAAGCTCCATACTGATTTTCCGCAGAATGTTTCCGGTATCATCACGCCATGATGTTGTATCAAGTGCAACCACTTCTCGGATGCTCTCAACTCTTTGTTCCACATGGTTCAGTTGTTCCGCCTGCCGTTTCTGTTCTAACTGTTGTTCTGCAACAGAATTGAAAATTTTCTGAAACATTTGCAATTCCGGTGATAACTGATTGAGGTCGATTACCTTTTGTTTCACACGTTCTTCCAAGGTCGTGAAATAATCTCGTGCTTCTTCTGCTTTTGCGACATTCCCTTTCATGGAAAGTTTCTTAGCAAAATGTGCTGTGAGTTTGTAATCGTCAGCAAATTTTCCTCTGTTACTTTCATTCGCCATTGATGGCGAGTAAAAATAATCCTCGTTTTCAGTAGCAAATTCATTGTCTACAATATTTGCTTTCACCCATCTGGAATAATGGCTTTTATCCATTTCTAGGAACTCATACAGCTTCTTTGCCGTGGTCATTCCGTTTTCATCAACACCAAGTGCAATCTCAATTGGTGTCTGTGCCATTGTTACCTCTAAATCGTTCATGCTTTCTCCTTTCTCAATTTTTTCACTAAATCTGTCAGTGCTAACAATGCAATGCTCAGACCGCCTTTTCCAGTGATGTGAATATCAAACTCTTCGTTTTCTTCACACGTTGCTTCTGCCGCATATAAGAAAGTTTCTTTTCTTGTATTAACATTCTTACTTACAATATTTTCCTGTATAGACTTAAATTTCATGCTTCTCCTTTCCGGATTTTTTGCAATAAAAAATCCAACTACCGCTTGATAGTTGGAAAATACTGGTTGTCTCTATTTTGCTTTGTTGATACAATTAATGTACGGCGGCGGCCATCATGAAAGGAACTGTTATCATGAAAATCGTTAGTATACTTATCTCATTATTGGTATGGCGTGTTACCGGTTACGACTTCTTCATAATTCTAACCGTAACATCCATGACAATCGACCTATACAAAGGATTTAAAAAAGTACAAAAGAGATTAAATAAAATACTAAAGATGATGCGGAAAATAAAGCAATAATGTAACTCATTTCCTGCCGCCGTCGCATATTAATTGTATCAACTGATTTCCTGTGTTACAAACACATTTAATCTGCAAATTTCGACATATTTCTCAACTATCTCAATATTCAGTTCTTCTTATTCTTTCGTTTTTGAGTTCCCAGTTTCTTCACTGGTTGCCTTGCTTGCTGAACCCTCGACCATTCCCAGAACATATCCTTTCTGAAAATCGTTCATTTTGGGAATCGCGTCTTTCAACTTTTCTACAACTTTCTTTTCCTGTTCGCTCATGTATTCACTTCCTTTCTCCCTGTGATATAATTTCCTTATTAAATAAGGAAAGGCGGTGATAATATGGATAATGGTTATTCTGAAACATTTGCTACATATGAGTTTGCAGATAAAGGAACATATGTATGTATGCAATGCGGTGGCGAAAATAAAAAGGGAATCGTCACTGTAAAGCAAGGCGAAATGTTACCAGAATGCAAAGAGTGCGGATATACTACATGGATTAAAGTAATGTAGGATTTTTAAACACTCTTTTTTCTTCTTCGAGCGTTTGGTTTGTAACCGCCAAGTTATCATCAACCAAATGCTCAATGAGGAAAGTTCTTTTTACCACTCTCGGTCCGCCTCCACATACTTGTGAAACATGCAAATACATTTTCCCATCTTTAATAAATGGAATAATAAGTATGCTCTGCAAAAACTTCCACTTCACAAAATGCTTATTAAAAAATGCAACTGCATGAGCCTTGATTTTACTCACTGTATCATCCCTTTCTGTGATATAATATTTTCAAAAACGGAGGAATTAACATGCTTCTAAAAATCGAAAGAATAATATTAAAGAAAATATCTAAAACGAATTTTTCAATCAAACTTTCCGATATAGGTAAATTTGATGGAGAAGATGCATACCAAGCGTTTTTGGATTTACAGGATAGAGGATATGTAACGAAAGTAAACACATCTATGGATAGATCGAGTTTTAGCTTCATAGTTACATCCAAAGGCAGATTCTACAAAGAATATCTTTTCTTGGAATTTTTGAGAAATATCCTCATTCCTTTTATTGTGGCTTTGATTACAGCAACTGCTACATATCATTTAGAAAAAGTAGCAGATAGCTATTCCGACAGCGGCACCAGCCAATGCGCTTACGAGTTGGATTCCACCGACAATGAATGGCTCAAACTTATCGAGTAAGTCACGCTTTTGCCGAAATGTCATTTTTTTCACCGTCTCACCTCTTTTCCATTTCTTTTGCAATATTATAATAACGCAATAGAAATATAAAGTCAATAACAAATTATTGCTTTTGTGATATTTTTGTGATAATATTATTGCAGAAAGGTGGTGAAGACTTGAGTGCAGTAAACGAACGCTTAAAATCTTTAAGAATATCATTAGGAATGAACCAAAAAGATTTTGGAGAAAGAATTGAAGTTGCGCAAACTTATTTATCTCAAATAGAAAAAGGGGATAGACCTGTTACCGACAAAATTTCAAAAATTGTTTGCTTACAAAATTGGAATGGTAAAAGCGTAAATGAAGAATGGTTCCTAACTGGAAACGGTGAAATGTTTGTTCCGGAAACTAAAGATGAACAAATTACAAGATTGCTTTCAGATGTGCTAAAGAAAGAAAATAGTGATTTTAAAAGAAGACTTGTAACTGCATTATCAAAACTTGATGATACCGGTTGGAAATACCTAGAAGATTTTATTGATTCTATTTCAGAAAACAAATAAGAAAAAGCCAAGGGCAATGCGCAAACCCTTGGCTTTCTTTCTATTCTAATAAATTTTTAACAAATACATATATAATTCTTAACCATTTTTCATTGTCGCAATTCGCGACCATTTCAGTTATTTTTTCCTTGTAAAACGCTGTTGCCTCATTGCACTCTTTTTCCCCCATATTGATTTCCTCCAATCATTCCGCACTTTCGATAGCGATACACAAATTATAGAACTTATGTTCGATAACGTCAACCCCATTTGACAAATTGCTACAAATTACAAACTCGTTTGTAGTTGAGGGACAAGAAAACGCCTTATCCCGCCCCTCAGCCAGAACTTGAAGTGCCCTTATCGGACAATTTTATTTTACAAATTTTCCCGCAAACATTCAATTTCTTTCGGTCGCAAGTTTCGACAGGTAAATTTCTTATTGTCACAGAATGTCGATTGATTAGTTTAAATTTTGTTAAAAAATTAATTACTGGTTGAAAATTATGCATCTGCCAGTTATCTGTGATGAATTTTAAGTGCATAATTTTCCTTTCTGCCCGTAGGCTTGTTATTTAAAAGAGCCGGCTACACAACACATGGTCATGTAATCGGCTCTTAGGCTCTTGATTTTATTATATTTAATTTTTAATGCAGTTTTTTTACAGCTTAGGTGCGATCTTTACCATATTTAACCATTCCTGCACATTAAGATTTGAACCTGAGTTCTGATAAGTACTGAGTGTACCAGTCTGTCCCGGTCCGAAAGTGCCACCACTCGTTACCTGTAAAGTTGATGCACCGCCGGATACCGCAGGAACTCTGACTCGTCCCATGACATAGTTAGATGTTATATTTGTTATAAAAACTTCACGAAACCCATTTGCGTTTGAACTGAAAGTGACAAGACCTGTAATAAGATAATACCCATCATCCGGGACAGTGAAATACTGCACGACAGGAGTTTGGTCATTATAATTTGTTGCAGTATTGGATAAGGCAGATACATTATTTTTGGCATCTGACTTTTTTAAATATGTGTCTGGAATGTTATTACCATCATAATCTGCACTAGCACGGGCAACTCGTACGCCAGGATAAGTATCATTCTGCTCGTTGTGTGCAATGAGATCTATCATATTATCATTATTAATATTAAACATTGGCATAAGCGAACCCATAATTCCAGACCAGTCGCTTTTCATTATTTTAATAAAATACTTATTTGCTAAACCGCTGTTTAACGATGATATCGCCCCGGTACAAGTACCATTCCCAATCTTAGAAATGTCTGTCGTTCCAAGCATTTTATAGAGATACCGCACATTCTTGAACATCTGTGACACCTTTGCAAAAATTGAAGAGTGTTTTTCGCCGCTTGATAATTTTGATACAGTCGTCCACGCTGACGCTGATCCGTCTGCCACATCACTACTCGTAAAAGTTGCTGTATTCTCTGCTGTATCTCCACCGGTTGCCACTGCACCGACGTTTTCTGCTGTGAGTTCTACATTGCCCCTACGGAAAGAATCTTCATTTACACCTTTGATTCCGGTAACTGGAGTTCCGGCCAGCACGTCCCACTTTTCATCTGATGTTTTATAGATGTTTGCTCCGGCAGGAATTACATTCCCAGCTCCCTCTTTAAAGTCATCCGTGGTGGTAAATTCGTCTGAAATATTGAACATCCACCCTGTGCTAACATCTGCAAGTGCCGGAAGATCTGCAAATGCAACTGTTCCGTGTGGCTGCAATCCACCTTTAAGTCCTTCTGATACATCTTTTGCCTGCTGATAGTAATACTTTGCATTGTCAGAATCTTCACCCTCTCTGCTCCCGGTGCCGCCCACGGCATAACTCTGTGCTTTGGTTGCACTATCTGCTGCAGATTCGGCTTTACCGATGATCTCTGTTGCTTTCTGCGTTGCGATTGTGGCTTTATCTATGGCGGTACTGGCGGACTGGCTGGCAGATGCCGCTTCACTTGTGGCTGTGGCTGCAGACTGACTGGCGGATGTCTCACTGGCTTTTGCGTTAGTCTCGGATATTGCTGCCGCCGTGGCTGACTTCGCCGCTGCTGTCTCTGACGCTTTGGCATTGGTTTCGGATGTTTTTGCCGCTGTTTCACTGGCTTTTGCGGCATTCTCACTTGCTTTGGCGTTTATTTCAGACATTGCCGCTGCCTGCTGGCTTGACTCTGACTTTGCTACTTCCACCTTAATTTTTGCAAGATAGTTTGGCTCCAAGTGTTTTTCCTCGATGCTACCCTCTTTGACGATGGCAGACACTTTTCCATCCTTATCAATATAAAAAGCTACCGTATCAGAATCAAGGAACTCATACTGTGTAATCAGTGACGCCAGGTCTATGTACTGTTTCGTGCCATCAATCAGAGTCAGGATAATCTGCTGTGTAGTCGGATTGTAATCGAAGTTGATCGCGATCTTCTCCATCTGCGTATCGATCGTAACCTTGGACCCGTTCTTTTTCGTGATTGTGATAATTCCCGTCGATTCCTCGAATGTCACGTCTGCAACAAGAGTTGCTACCTCTGCTTTTGTGGCTTTCGTGGTATCAAGAGTGATTACACGATCATCAATGATATCAATCGAGCCATCCATTTTATTGAGGTTTCTTTCATTAAGCGGTGTTTCATCACTCGGGTAATTCTCCCAATTAATATCAATATGCGCTTTATTCATGATCCTCACGCTCCCTTTCCTTTGCAAGCTTCATTTGTTCCCGCTCTACTGTAACCTGCCTGTTTGCCTCTTCCTTGATTTGCTGCAGAATATCCTTAAACACCAGGTACTTAGCTTCGATTGGAACATCCTCGCACAAATTTACATAATTTATAATATCGTTTTCAAATTCACGAATTTTTGCATTTATCATAGAATACCTACCGTTTCCTTCAATTCTTTTATTTCTTCATGCTGTAATTGCACTGTTGCAACCAGATCAGCGATCAGCTCTGTATAATTCAGTCCGTAATACTTTTCTCCGTTACCGTTTGAGAAAATTTGAGGGCAAATATTCCATCCTTTTTCCACACTTTCCAAAACATCCTGTGCTATAAAGCCATGATGAAATCCATCCTTTTCGAAATTATAACGATACGATTTTGCTCTTAAAGAATAAATAAACTCAGATGATTGCTTTTTGCTTAAATCTAAAATTGTGTTTTTTATTCTTTTGTCAGATCCATTAATTACTCCACCTCTGAATCCACCTACTCCGGTATCTCCGTCTAAATGGATCATCATGTGGTCATTATCGTTTGCGCCTTTATGCAATGAAACCTGATTATATTGAACCGTACATTTATGAACAGGACTTTCAAGCGTCCCTTCCACTGTTCGAAATCCATCCGTTCCCATCTGTACAAGTGTTCCACTGCGTTTAAATTCAATAAGGTTTTCTACAGACTCTTCCGCTTGAATATGCATATATCCCCCGGTCATTTCCATAGAACCTTTTAATTCAAGCAGTTTTGCTTTAATTTTGATACCCTCGGCTGACTGGTTGATTTCTGAAATGACGCTGTCTTTTGATACTTTCAAGCTGATCTGCTTTGATGACTGCGTAATCGTACTGGACGCACTCGATGAAAGCTGCTTAAATTTCTTTATCAGAGTCCATTTGTATTTTCCACTGCTTATTCCACCATCTGGTTCGCAACCATAAAACTTTCCAGTCTTCTGATCCAAAAAACTGTGTCCAGAATAATACGAAGATGCAGGGTATGTATTTTGTGGATTCCCGAAACCACAATGTGTAACGTCATAATCTTCGGTATCCCATACTGTTAAAGAAGCACTGACTTCTGACCGTATCTTAGTTGCGGTCACCTCTATATTTCCGGACAAATCGCCCTCTGCTTCGCTTGCTCTCGTAACTTCCGCTGTAATCTTGTCCTCATTAATTTTAATAGCTGCTGCAAGTTCAACTTCCTGTCCCTGTGCCCTTTTAACTTCTGCTGTAATACTGCTCGCATTTTGCGTGATTCTCGATGATAAACCATCCGTTGTATTTTTAACTTCTGTGCGAATTTCGGTTGCGGTCTGCGTGATCTGTGACTGCAATCCCTTCTCAACATCAGTTATCGTGCTCTGTGTCTTTTCAATGGTTCGCTCCAACACATTGCTCTTGCCTTTGAGCTTTAAAATACTTTTCTGTATTCCGTTCGCCCCGTTTGTCCGGTACTCTTCCCCATCCGCTTCCAAATCATCACGCAAAGCCTGTATACCTTTCAGGGTTCTTTTCAGAATATAGGACTCAATCAGTTCATATCTGGTCGGCAGCCGCACTGCATCCCCGACCTCAAGACACGGATTTCCTTTGCAGTCCGCTGTAAACGGGCGGTAAACAATCCCTCTGATCTTGGAAAGGATATTTTTTGCAATGCCTTTCAGTTCTTTTGTGCCTTTGCCATATACAAGAAAATTATCCTCGATCACATAAGCATTGTCTCCAGTACCCACGATCACGCCGATATCATTCTTCTGCTCCCGGATCTGTAACTTATTGATTGTTTTAACAAGAAAATCTTCATACTCAGCCGTTATATATAAATCCTTCCCGATACGGTTGCTTTTCGGATCTCTTGGATACAAATTATCCGCCGGATAAAGATCATTCCTTGGATATAATCCCTGTATCTCCTGTTCCAGATAAATATAATGAAACTTCCCGTCGCGGCCCATATGCCCCATACAGCCATTGATCTCACAAATACAGGACAACACTTCCTTGCCGCTCATAGATTCGCCTATGGTGCTCGATTCCTCTGTATCAGAGCTTGTCTCGCTGGATGCCGTGACTGCAACTGTTTTTTCAATAGACATGCCGTCATTAACCAGTATAATGTCAGCCTGCTCAATCCCGAAGTGCTTAAAAAAACTGTCCCGGAATTGCTTCATTGTGACCGGATCATAAACTGTAACAGTCCTAGTTTTTCCATCTTTATCTTTCTGCTGCTCTTTATGGGATGGAAAGACAGTGTTATACCATGCTGCCACATCTGCATTTAAAATGTCATAAAGAGCATCATATGCGACAACATCACGGCACGTCCTGTCTGCCGTAGGCGTATCAGAATCAACCTTATATCGTCCGAACTGGAGTGGGGCATCTGTATGTCCACCAAGAGACATCCTTACTGTCATCCATCTGCCTTTCATTGGCAAAAATGTATTTGACACCGTAAATTTAATCATGGCAGCTTCACACGAACCAAACGTCAATTCCTGTTCTGAACACAAACTTTCGGTCAATTCGAATTTTTCTTGGTGTAGCTCTGTATTTGTGATATTGACTTTTCCGTCATCAGATACGATGGATAACTGCTTATCGACCGTATCTTTTTTGAACAAGTCGCCATATTTATAATTAACCACCGTACACACCCCCTATGAAAGCAAGCCGAACTGAATTGTAACGAATTATTCCATCATATGTTCCGTATATCGTAGGCTGAAAATCTGCCATATAGCCATACTGCGTCACATAATCGTCATATTCCGGGATATACGCTGTGATATAGCAGGCTCTCCCTGTCGCATTTGTGAACTGGCTTCTGATATTATTTAAAACCTCATTGAAAATCTTATTTGTCAGCATTGCCCGTGTCTCAAACTCCACTTTTAAAGCCTTTAATTCCACGGCATTTCTATGCAGATAACCGTTGGCATCCGTATAATCATCTAAATCCTGCATATTGACATATGGACTATATGATTCCGCTTTCATAAAAGACATTGGCACTATGTAATTTCCAATCTTTAAAAGCCATCCGCTGTATGCCATACGATCACCTCCGCTTACTTTTCGTTTCTGAATCTATTGATATGGATGCCGTTATTGTCGCTTAAAAATAAGATTTCCGTTTTTCCGTCCGGCAGAATATCCGCAACAACGCAATTATTCGGATTTCCTATTGGTGTGCGACTTTCCGGGCACTTGCTCCAGTCTATTGGTTTATATTTTTTCATGGCTATTCTCCTGAAAATAGGTATAAAAATAGTACCTACCACCAATTTGATAGGTGCCACTTCTTTTTCTTGATCTATTTTGTAATTACTTCGATATTGGGCGATTTAATCACAATTTTCTCCGGTGTGTGAATTACTCCCGTGTTCCCATATGTAATCCTGATTTCTGATTTGTTCATAAAATTTCTCCTAAATTTCATACTCCGGGTATGTTACTTCCCAAGCATCCCTGTGATAAGTGTTAACCTCTCCATAATTCGCATCAAAAATCTTTTTTACGCCATATCCAAGTTCAATGCTCTTTTCTTTGAGTTTTCGCCAATTAAATGTTTTCCAGTCCACACCGTTCATTGCTGCAACACGCTTAATAGAATACCAGTCTTTGCTATAATCAAGTTCCTGTTGTAACTTTTCCTTTTCTTCTTCCGCTGCTATTCTAGCAATTCTTTCTTCTTTCAGCTCCGTCAATATCTTAATACCAAAGTCTGGATTGCTTAAAATATTATCAATTACCTTATCCGTAGCATACATACCATGTTTCCGGATGCTTGGAATGACTTCCATTGCGAGCCAGTTCTGGAACTTGTCCGCCGTTTTGTTGCTTGCTTTCATACCAAGGCGATAAAAAATCGGTTCTGGGATATAATCGTCTTTCCCAACAAGTTGGGAAAATCCAAACTCTATACAATATCCATTCATAGTCTCCCATCTTACATATGTTTTTCCGTTCTTTTCCTGTGTCCAGCCAAATCCTCTAGCTGTATCCTCTGCATTGATAGAAATACTTCCGTCCTCATTTAACATTGTTCGTGCTGAAAATCCAAGTTCTGGATTATTAAAAACTTCAATGTTATTTTCCTTAACTTTAGTTGCAAGAGCTGTATATGCCATACTTTCTATCTCCTAAATTTCCGAGCCTTGCATTTCGCAAGGCTCAACCTTTAAATTCACGTGCGTTAGGAACATACCCTAACAGGAGTCGCACGCTATATATTTAGTAAGATTGTAATTTCCCGTGACGAAATACTGGAATAGCCCCAAATTTTCGGGGCTAAGCGGACAGGTAAGTTATATCTGCAAATTGTTCTATTCTATTTTTGCAATCCCTATAAATATCCTTGTAGTGCATACCCATTGACATATCAATTCTAATAGTCTGCAAAATAATGCTTTCCACAAGGGTTAGATTATTGAGATCTGAAACTGTGATATTGTCGCGATTTCCACCAATTACTGATTTTGCCAACTTGGTATATGTCACATACAGTTTATCTGAATGCGTACTTCCTTGTTCTTTGGCATAGTCTACAAGAAGTTTAATCACATCAGTTTCTTTCAGCCGATTTTCTTTATTAGCAATTCTTGTTTCGCCCCATAGTTTCGATTGCTTTTCAAGAATAAATCTGCGCATTGCATAAAACTGTCGAACCAACTCTTTCTTAAACTTCACAACTATTTTTGAATTTCTCAAAAGAGTTATAACAAATGTTGCTTGTTCCTCATTCAAATAATAAACTCTTTCAGGCTGCCCCCTTTTCCCCGATTTTAAATCGGAGAAATCAATATTGCCAAAGTCTAAAATATCTTTCTCATATTTCCTGATAATAGCAACAACAGATTCATGTTGGTTATTTGTTCCATCTGCAATCACTTTGCTGTTTGTAAAAACATCGTTTCCTTTGAGTTCCACCAATTCATACATACTCTTTTCCACCTTTCTTTCGCTACTGTCATTTGACAGGCAGGTTTAAATTTCATTTTTTTATTTTTCTTATGCAGTTTGAAATAAATAAAAAGACCACCAAAGACTGAATTTCTTCAATCTCTGGCGGTCACGAATCCGCACCTATTCCTCATAGGCTTGCAGGACATCCTAAATTTCTTTAGGTCTTACCTGCGTGATTTTTAATTATTGAAATTATATATTTTCTATGTGTGTTTGTCAAACAGCTAATTTGCAAATTTTATCAGCAATTTTCACAAATTAAACAATTCTGGGCAAAAACGCTTGCTAGAATACTTATCCGATCTGTTAAAAATCAAGGAATACAAAAAAGACACCTCTTGAGGCGTCTTTTTCTAATTGGATTATTTTGTTTTCTTATTTTCCCCTGCTGCTTTAAGTACTCTCCATTCAGGATCGTTGCTAAAGTTTTTTCTTTCTGTAATTTTTGCTAATTCTTCTTTCAACTGTTCATTTTCTCTCTCTAATTTTTCTATTTTCTTTTCATGTTCTCTCTTTTCTTTAACAAGTATGTTTTTATCTTTTTCCAACTGATCTGCATAAATAAGTGCTTTTGATTCTCTGTCATATAATTCCAAGTTTTTATCAGTTGCCTGTTCTATTCTTTTATTTATTTCCCTGATTTCCCATTTGTGATTTTTTTCTTTTTTCTCCAACTCATATTTTAAATATTCTATTTGTTCATTTGCTTCTTTTAATTCTTCTTTACACGCCATTAGTTCTGATTCTAATGTTTTATCTCCCATGTATTTTCCCTCGCTTATAAGGTTCCTATGTAATTTTCAATATACGAAATATATTCAACAGGGATTCCGTTCAAAACATCTATTTTTATATCAGAAGAATATCTATTTATAGACCAATCGTATGAATTTTCTTTTCTTAAGTCTGATATTCCTCCAGTATCCTTGTTTTGGTATGTGCATTTGTCATTCTGTTTTACATTCACGCAAACAGTTACTTCCATGTCTGACATGTCAAATTTATAATAATCATAAAGAGTAAATATACAGATAACTTTACTATCATCTTTCCCAAGATACAATGTATCCATATTTTCAAAATCAATTCTATTCTTTTCGCTGTCTATATAAACACAAATATCAAAATCTTTTTGATCATTTTCATACAGCCAGTAGATATCTTCTTCTGAAAGTGTGCTTATATCAAATTCAACTATAACATACGGCATGTAACCATTTTTATATTCCATCTGACACAAATCTACTGATTTTATTCCAAATGTACTATCATTATAATTCATGCTGTCATACGGTATACTTTTTACATTCTTTTCTATTCCAGTTTCTCTTTCAATCACGACAGTTCCATCCGTTTCTGTCGTCTCTATTTTTTCTTCCTCATATCCGTTTCCACACCCAGTTAATACCAACACAGCTATTGTCAAAATTACTATTCCCCACTTTTTCATGAACTCCCTCCCATTTGTAATATATTATACAAACCATACCACAAACGAAAGAGAGTTGCAATTAAAATATTGGAACTGGATTCTTCTGCCCTGCTTTTGCTTCTTCTCGCCATTTTTTTATAACATTCCTATATGCCTGATTCGAATCAAGAACCGCCGTAATATCTGCTTTTTCAAGTTTTGATACAATAACATCTCCCAATTTATCGTAATCAATAACACCGGACATTGCTATCTGCATTTCTTTTCCAATGGTACTTTCAATACTACCGGAATTGTATTTTATAGATGCGTTTACATTGTCAGTTATGCTTCTATTGTACTTATATGCAACTTCCGGCGCTGCTTTTAAACCTGTTAATCCAAAACTGTCCTTAATCCCCTCAGACCAGTTTTTGATCTCCTTAAATGTACTTTTGGAACCATCTGAAATACCATTATTGAATCCTTCCACCGTAAATCCTGCAAATTCTTTAAACACTCTTGATGGCGAATGTATGCCCATCAAATTTGTAAACCAAGAACCAATATTTGATACCCAGCTAGAAATAACACCGTGCGTTGTATTCTGATTCCCAGATACTCCACTATTAAATCCCTCTACCGTATATTTTCCATAATCAGAAAACACCGTGGATGGCGAATGTATCCCCATGTTTGTTGTAAAAGGTGCCTTGATATTATTGTTCATATAATCAAGCATAGCATCTCCAGTACTGCTTGAGTTATCTCTGATACCATCATTGTATCCATCTACTGTATTTTTCGCCCAACTTTCCCCCATATTGGACAGCATGAGTTCCTTTAATTTACCTTTTCGTGTAATTTCTCCGGTAACTGTATCGACTGCACTTTGAGACTGGGCTACACCACCATCCGAAAATCCTTTAACAATTACTTTTCCGCCTTCTATTGCTACATTATATCCTCTGTCGTTATACCATGTTGTTATTTCATTTTCTAGTTCTGCGGTCAATGTTGGTATTGCTTCTTTCGTTCCTGCAACTCCGCCAACACCAAATTGTACCATTCCTTTTTCCCCAAGGTTATACATATCTTGGTCTGTCGTTCCATAGGAATCAATAATTGTTTGATATAATTCTACTGCTTCTTTTCCGATTACCTGCTTACCATTGACAAATATTCCGCCAAGATCATCTATTGCTTTTGATGCGTTCAATGCAATTTGTCCAAAGTTAATCTTATCTACGGCATCAGACAATTTATTGTATTTCTGCGTATGTTGTTCAAGCATATCATTTGCAGTATTGTAAGATGTTGTAGCTTTTTCAACCTCATCTCTAAGCGTCTTTTGTGTTTCTGTTATTTTGGACTGTTCATCTTCTAAGAAAACCATTTTCTTTACAAGTTCATCATGTGCATCGCTTGCATTTTTTGCTTCTATGCCATTTGCTTTTAAAGCGTCTGCATTTCGCTTCCACCAATCATTCCAGTCCTCTGTTGCACCTATATCAGAAATTATTTTATTGAGTTTATCTAACTCTGTTTTATTTTTTTTGTAGTTCTGCTCTGATACTTCCAACTCGACATTAGCTTCCGCAAGTGCCTTACTGTACTGCTCTACAACATCTTTATATCCTGCAACTCTATAATATTCTTTCTGCGCTT